GTGACCCGCAAGATCAGCTTCAAGAGAGCCGAACGCGCTGTGCGCGAGTGGCTGGAGACCAAGGTCGGGCGCACCCAGGAGGAGTACGAGCGCGACATCACGCGCTACATCCGCCACTGCGCGGCCCGCGACGTGGACCCTCTGCGAGCCCGGCCCGACACGGCAGCAACGTTCCTTCGTGCTCTGGAAGTTGATTACGGCCTCGCGCCGCGCACGCGTCGGCGGGCGTTCAGCGTGGTCAGTGCCTTCTACACGTACGCGATCCGCTGGCGGTACGCCCGCCAGAACCCGTTCACGGACGTGGCCAAGCCCCAGCCTTCGGGGGAGCCCGCCCTGGGCATGTCGATGGAGGAGTCGGTCGCCGTCCTCACGGAGGCGTTTGACACCTCAGACCGACTCTACGCGCTGGTCACCACATTGCTTTTGCTGGGCCTGCGCATCAGCGAGCTGCTGGGCGCAGACATCGAGGACATCGGCACGGTCGCAGGCCAGCGGGTGCTATGGATCAAGCCGAAGGGTGGTGATGACAAAATCGCCATGCCCTTGCCGGACGCCGCGTTCGCCGCCCTCGACGCCTACCTTGGAGACCGTACGACCGGGCCGATTTTCGTGACCCGTTCCGGTCGTCGGCTCAGCCGATCCGGCGCCTACGACACCATCGTCCGGATGGCCCGCCGGGCAGGTGTCACCCGTCTTTTCCCGCATCTGCTCCGCGCAACGACGACCGTACTCCTGCTCCAGCTCGGCCAGGCGCTGGAGCGCGTGCAGGAGGTCATGCGGCACCGGGACATCAGGACCACCATCGGGTACGACAGGGCGGCCCGGCGGCTCCAGGAGTCGCCTGTGTTCGCGCTGGAGCAGGCGCTCTTCGGGAGGGTCGCCTGAGATGCGTCATACGCCTTCCTACCGCGACCTGGGTCGGACGAACGGCCCCTCGATACAGGCCAGTTGCACCTGCGGGTGGGTGCAGAACCGCCTGGATTGCGGCAGCCAGCTCCGTGCGTACCTCGCCGTCGCCGACCATCTCCGGGAGGAGGCCGCGCTGAATTCACGCAGGCCGGTCGATGCCCCTATTTCTCAACATGACAGGAGAGCAGCATGACATATGACCCGATGGCTCGCCTCGCTGAATTCCATGCGGCTTTCGGAATTGAGAATGAGCGCGACTCCGATGACAAGGAGAACCTCGTGCTGTTGCGCCGAAGACTTGTCGCTGAGGAGGCGGACGAGGTCTGCGTGGAACTGGCCCGTCTGGCGCGGCGGGTGGAGCGCCGCCAGCTCGGGCGCAGCGCCCGAATCGCTCTTGCCAAAGAGTTGGCCGACCTGCTGTACGTCACCTACGGTACAGCTGAGGTTCTGAATATTCCGCTGCCGCAGGTGTTCGAAGAGGTGCACCGCAGTAATTTGAGCAAGCTCGGTCTGGACGGTCGTCCGATCCGTCGTTTCGACGGCAAGGTGCTCAAGGGGCCGAATTACGTGGAGGCCGATGTGGAGCGCGTACTTTTCTCTGCTGCTCCCGGGCAGGAGGCAGCGTGAGCAGCAGGGACAGAATAGTCGAGCGGCTCGACGTGCACTACTCGCGGCAGGAAGCGGTTGATTCCCTTCATCATTGGGCGTCCGTGGTGAAACATTTGGGCGGGGCGGATCGATTCGGGGTGCGAATCGGCCGTCAGGTCCACGTTGCGGGAGCTTGGCAGTGGCCGGTCTATCTGATGGAGTATGCGGACAAGGCGTCTGAACAGGGCCCGCGCGAGATGGCGCGCTGAGTTCGTGGTAATAGCCCCCGCACCGCTTCCGGTGCGGGGGTTTTCTGTACCTCATGGCGGGGCCGCAAACTTAGAATTGCAATGTACTTCGCTCGTCTTCGCCGTAGGAGCCATCGTGGCAAAAAAGTACGCCAGGCCAAAGCCGCTCCCCGCGCGCGGGAGTAACTTCGAAAACCGCAGCCCGTATACCAAGCGCCAGATCGAGCGACTCCAGTACCAAGCACGGAAAAACGCCAGCCCAAAAATTCAGGAGCGCCTGGCGGCCTTCGAGGACGGCGACACCGCGGCACTGTTCACCTTCTCGACATACCCTGACCACACGGTCAACCCGGAGCGCCCGCGAACGGTGGCCGCAGGCTATGACTACAAGACACACACCCTGCGCATCCAGTTCCGGAATGGTGAGCAGGGCAGGGGGCGTCCAGGAGGTCCGGTGTACGAGTACTACCGGGTCTCCGAGAGCCAGTGGCGGCACGTCCGTAAGGCCACGTCCGAGGGACGGTACATCAACAGCACCTTGAGGAATCATCCGTACCGTCGAATTTCCTAGGAGGTGCGATGTCGCCTGAAATAATTGCGGCGTTCTTCGGCGGCGGCGGCATTGCCTCTCTGGCTACCTGGGCCACCGTTTGGCAGGCCAGGCGCTCAGCCGCCCAGCAGGAGCAGCGCGACCTCCGGGAAGAGCAGGAGGCTGCGCTCCTTCAGCTGCGGCGCTATGTGCGAGAGCTGGAGGAGCTGTTGCGCTACTACCGGGAATCCAGCATTGACTATTCAGTGCAGCTCCGCTCCCACGGTATCGACCCGCAGACGACTGCACGTATGCCCTCGTCGCTGCTGAACCAGGAATAACTGATTGGGTCCGGCCCGCGTAAGGATGCGGGTCATGGCCACTAATTTCTTTTGCCGCGTAGTCGGCGTGAACAAGGGGCAGAGACCCTTCTTCATCACTTGGACACAGGAAACGTCCGCGCCTTATCGGCGCAGTGATAGGACATACGTCGTCCGTATTGGGTTCCGGAGAGGCTTGGCGGTTGGCCGGTATACCCGAGTGCTGGCCGACGAGGATGCCGCGATGCGATCGATCTTCCGGATGGTGGGCTGATGGAAGACGAGTTCTACGAGGCCGATGCCACCACGGACGCGGATACGGTGCGCAGGATGGTCGCTGATCTTGCTCTCGATATGGACGACGAGTGGCGGCTGCTTCAGATGCTGGGGGTCGATCGGTGAAGCGGACTTTGAGGGTTTTGCGCGAGCTGGTGCCTGGTCATCGGCTTCGTGATCGTGTCGCCCGCCGGAGCGCAGCGTTGCCGACGGCGGATGTTGCCGAGTGGGCCGACCAGGGGGTCACCCAGGTGTCCCGCGCAGTGGGTGAGCTGCGCAAGAACGTGGACCAGGAGCAGCTTGACCAGGCCGCTGAGGGCCTGGTCGTGGTCGCTGGAACGCTGGAGGAGCTGGCACGCCGGGCTATCGTCCGTCGGTGACGCAGGAGATGTCGAGGCCGCGGTACCGGGCTGCGAACAGGGCGCCTTGGTACATGCGGATGTGCAGTCGGGGCCAGGGCAGAAGACCGGCGACCATGCAGCCGAGCGCGCCGACGGCGGCGTACAGGGGCTGGGACGCGGACCGGACACCGTACTCGGCGGCCGACCGAGACCTGGCGGCGGGATCCTCCAGCGTCGTGAGCGCCGTTGCGCGTGCGATGAGGCGTCCGGTGCGCAGGCTGAGGGCCAGGTAGAGGGGGAGCGACAGCAGGCAGGTGTAGACACCGACCCCCAGCACGACGCGGGCGCCGCCGCCGTCCTGTCCGCCCGCTATGAGTGCGGCAACGACGGCGAGCGCGAGCATCCCGTAGGTGACGACGTAGCAGATGCGGGTCAGAGCCAGGCGCTTGGGGGAGTACGGGGAGTGCAGTTGTGCCTCCTGCCAGGCTGCGTGCCGTTTCTGCTCGACGTATGCGTGGCCGTGTTCCTGCACGTCACGCCATTGGTCGGCCTGTTGCGCCCAGAGTTGTGCTCCAGCTGCCGCCCAGCCTGCTCTTTGCACGTTGTGCACGTTCCCTCCCCGACCCGTTGTGTGCGGGGAAGGCTACAGCAGGGGTGGGTGGCGTGGGTGTTCGGTGAAGGGAAGCGGCTGATTGCCGCCTATCTGGGAGTAACGTTTTTTCTGCTCCGGTTCATAGCCTCGATCTCGATTTCGTGAAATTCGAGGAGCGGGGCTTATGGGTGGAGCGGTCGCGGTGCAAGAAGAAGATGGTGCCGAGAGATTCCCGGAGATCAGCCAGGAGACCGTCGACCAGATCATCGACAAGTTGCTCTTGGTGGTCGACGAGCTGTCCGGGCACCCTCTGAGGCACTATCAGAAACCCCTGGCCCGGCGGATCCTGGAATCGGTGATTCTCGGTGATGCCAGGACCATTACCTCGTGCATGGCCCGGCAGTCCGGCAAGACCGAAACCATAGTCAACACGATCGCCGCAGCGATGATCATGTTCCCGAAGCTCGCTCCAATATTTCCGAACCTGATGGGGCGCTTCGCCGAAGGCGTGTGGGTTGGAGCTTTCGCTCCAGTTGATGACATGGCGGACAACTTGTATTCGAGGTTTGTTACCCGGCTCACCTCCGAGCGGGCCCAGGAGATCATGCAGGACCCCGAGGTCGACGACAAAGTTTCAGGCAAGGGCCGGGAACTGAAGCTGGTCAAGTCGGGGTCACTGGTGCGGAAACAGACATGCCATCCGCGGGCTCAGATCGAGGGACGGACTTACCACGTCGTGCTGGTCGATGAGGCGCAGGTCGCTGACGAGCGGGTCATCAACAAGAGCATCTCCCCGATGCTCGCCAGCACTCGCGGGACGATGGTCCTCACCGGCACGCCGACCTATTTCAAGGGCATCTTCTACAAGATCATTCAGCAGAATAGGCGCTTGGCTAATCGTCGAGGGCAGCGGCAGAACCACTTTGAGGCCACCTGGAAGGACGTCGCCAAGGCGCACCCCGACTACGGCGTCTACATCGAGGCCGAGAAGCTCAAGATCGGTGAGGACTCGGACGAGTTCAAATTGAGCTACCGACTCATCTGGATGCTGGACCGAGGAATGCTCACGACCGGGGAGAAATTCGAGGCACTATGTGACAGCTCCATGCAGGTGGTCAAGGCCTGGAATCACACGCCAGTCCTCGTAGGCATCGACCCGGCCAGGAAACAGGACGCCACCATTGTCACGGTTACGTGGGTGGATTGGGACCACCCTGACGAGTTCGGGATGTATGAGCACCGAGTCCTCAACTGGCTGGATCTGTCTGGCCTCGAATGGGAGGAGCAGTACTACCGAATCGTCGACTGGCTGAGCGCGTACAACATATGGGCGATCTGCATCGATGTCGGAGGCGTCGGCGACGTGGTCGCTTCCCGTCTCAAAGTTTTGATGCCGCATGTCGAAATCGTGGAGTGCAACTCGGATCTCGGTGCACAGTCGAAACGCTGGAAACACCTCATGGAATTGATGCGCCAGGGCAAGCTTGCTTGGCCGGGGCATTCGAAGGCGCGGCGTCTTAAGGTGTGGCGGCGCTTCCAGACGCAGATGGAAGATGCGGAACTGCGCTTCCAGGGCCCGAATATCATCGTCGAGGCTCCCGATGAAACCGGCGCCCATGACGACTACGTGGATTCGCTGGCGCTATCAGTGTGGGCATCTGCGGAGATGTCCATGCCGGAGATTCAAACCCAGGAAAATTTCTTCTACCGGTGAGGGAACGTTTGCGCGGATAATCCAGAAAGCCGCCCGCTTTCCTGGAGGATGCATGACCACGCCGCCGGACCCCACCGTCGATGAGCTGAAGCGCCAGATCGCCGCGCTGACGGCAGAAAACGCTCAGCTGAAGGCCGACGCCTCCAAGCTGGCCAAGGAGCGCGACCAGGCGCTCCTTGGCTGGCGACCCACCAACTTCTACGACCTGCAAGGGCGGGCACGCCCCGGCGACCCGTTCCTCACCAAGGGCTGGGCGGCGCTGACTCCCGATACCCGGCCGCCGTCGTACCCCACGCACCTGGCCGGGTCCTTCAATGGCTCTCAGGGCGGGCCCGCTCCGGTGATCACCTTCACCTGGACCACGCCCGCCTCCGGCGCGCCGGCCTCTTACGAACTCCAGCGCCACGAGGGCGAGATCGACGTCAATCCCGCTGACCCCAGCCGGGCCTTCCTCGTACAGCTCGACGGTGGCCTCACCACGTACAAGCTCGACCTCACCGGCCACAAGATCCGAGCACCCCGGTACCGCTTCACCCTGACCGCAATCGACGCCAGCGGACGCCGGTCGACTCCCGCCGTCGCCGTCGTTACGACCTGAGATGGGCGGCTTCCCGTACGAGCACCCGCCGCGGGGCTGGGAGACCAATCCCTGGTGGATTCCTGGCTGGACGGCGCAGCGCCCCATCGGCCACGACCAGGTCCCGACGCAGAAGCCGCAGTTCCCCGAGCACATCGAGCAGGTGAGGCTCGGGGCGACGTACCTGTGGGGGAGTGAGGCAGCGGTCTACCGGGCCAGTGTTCTGGTACGCGCAGCAGCACCTCTGGTCGACACCACTACCGGCATCCGCATCCTTCCCACAACCACGCGTGTGCCGGTCCGTGACGGCCAGCTGGCGATGACCCTTCCAGCTTCCACCGGCCCGTCACTGGCCGCGGCGATCTCGTACTCGGTCTGGGAAGTCATGCCAGCTGGGCGGCAGTTCATGATCCGTGTCCCGTCTGGTGTGGGTGACACTGTCCAGCAGCTCCACGCCCTGGAGGTCGACGAGCCCTATCAGCCGATCCCGGTGCCTCGGCTTACCAGTCGGACGTACGCCTGGACGAGCTGGTGAGCTAGGCAGTGGGATGATGGCCGCATGGTGTATAGGGATCGGCAGGGCACGGAGATCACCCCTGACGAGTGGGCAGCGCTGTGGAACGACATGACGTATCGAGCGGTCGCGTCATCGGCCCCCTCCCACGGAGTCTTGGTTCGGACCGTGTGGGAGGGGGTCGATGACGCGACGGGAGTGGGTTGCATGTTCGCCACGGGAGTCTCGCGTGACGGCGGGAGCACGTGGAGCACCGAGTGCGAGGATGCTCGCACCGAGGGCGACGCCCTTGTCCAGCACGGCGAGGTAGAAACCATGTGGGGCAGTGGGAGGAGTTCAGCATGAGGCTGCTCTCTGTCCGCACGGCTGCGCCGGGCGACGGTCCCCACGTCGCGGCCCTGGCAGGCATCGCGCTCGGTGTTGTCGACGGCTATGCGGACCGGGGGCTCCCCGGCCAGGTCGACGCCGAGGGCGGTCGTATCACGCTGCGGTACGGTCAAGGGATTTGCCGTGTTGCCGTGGACGACCAGGGCCAGGTGGCGGGCATGGTTTATACAGCTCCGCCAATTTCCTGGCTCGACGAATATCCTGCTCCGGCCCGCCCATCCCTGGCCCGGCTGTTCACCAAAATCGAGCTGCTGGCTGTATATGAGGACCACCGTGAGCACGGGTTAGGTGGTGGGCTCCTGGCAGCGGTAGAAGACGAAGAGCGGGAACTGGGCCGCCATCTGCTGGTCGCAAATGTCGCGTTGCGCGACCGGAGCGTCCTGCGGTGGTACAGGCGGCGCGGATACACCATCGCAGCTCCCGGTGAGCCCATCATCGCCAACAGCAATCGCGGGCCGGTGAGTGTGGTCGACACGGGTGACGGCTACGTCCTGGCAGCCAAAGCCCTCCAGTCAGGCTGCTCTCTGAAACGGGCTGAGAGCCACGACCAGAGCGGCATCTTCATCGTCCAGCGTCGGCGTGGCTGACATCGGTTCCAAAGATTGTGGGGGCGGACCCGTTGGGTCCGCCCCCACAACGCTCAACCGCCGTCTTGCCTGCCGGTTTTGTCAGTCGCGTGGTCGTGCGTAGGAGTAGCGGGTGATGCGGTCGCCGTGACACAGGTACTCGCCGTATTCGAGGGTGCGGCCCGACTCGTCCACCAGCCGGTTGTAGCCGACGATGATCGCGGAGGGGCGCTCCGTGATGCCGAGCAGGTCGGCGTCTTCGTCCGAGGCGATGCGCGCCTGGAGCAGTTCGTCGGCGTCCGTCCATGACCGGCCGGTGGCGTCCTCGATGGCCTTGGCGGTGCCTCCGGGAATGCGCTCGGTGCTGAGCAGCTGCGGGACAATTTCTGCGAGTTCGAGGTCGAACCAGCTGGTGGAGGCACTGACTGCGGCGCCGGACTCGGCGTAGGTGACTCGCTGACGCCGGATGGCCTCCTGGCCGGGCTCGATGCCAAGGGCCTGTGCTGCTCGCTCCGAGGCGGGCTCGATCCGGGCAGAGAGGATCTTGGCGTACTGTCCCTTGGGATAGATGCGGCCGGTGATCTCTACTGCCCGCGTGCGGTCGTAGGCGGAGTGGTGCAGGGTCTTGGTGGTGACGATGGTGCCGACGCCCTGACGGGAGGTCACCAAGCCCTCGGCGCGCAGCACGCCAAGGACCTTTGTCGCGGTGGACCGGCTGATTCCCCAGTCCCGCTCCAGCTGGCGCTCGCTGGGTACGACGTCTCCGTCTGCGAGCGCCCCCGTGATGATCTGTTCTCGCAGGTGGGTGACCACCTGCATGTAGGGCGGCAGTGGGCGCGTGATCTCTGGGCTCACGGCGTTCCTCCTCAACTGGTGGACTAGGCCACAAACATGATAGGGCATCAGCCTTGACAGTGGCCTGTGGCCTACGCCACTATGGAGGGGTGAGTTACTCAGCGCATTTGGCTCATCACGCCAGATGCGCCATTGTGATCCGCCTCCACCTACGGAAGGCAGGAACATGAAGACCATCGTCGCCCGCGTCTGGCGCGCACTGCGAGGACCGATGCAGTGGCGCATCCTCTGGCTCGCCCACGCGAAATACATGGTGGGCGTGACCGGCGTAGTCCGTGACCACGAAGGCCGGGTGCTCCTGCTCCGCCACCGTATGTGGCCGCAAGACCGGCCCTGGGGCCTGCCGACCGGCTACGCGACCCGGGGCGAGGACTTCGCCGACACGGTGGTGCGAGAGGTCCACGAGGAGACCGGCCTGGACGTGAAAACCGGCCGCCTCATCCACCTCAAGAGCGGATACAAACTGCGCGTCGAGGTGGCATACGAGGCCACCCTCGTCGGCGGGACCCTCAAGATCGACAGCAGCGAGATTCTGGAGGCGCAATGGTGCACCCCGACCTCTCTCCCCGCAGGACTTCAGCCCTCCCACCGGGAACTGATCCTCGGAGAAACCGGGAACTGACTCCCGGCGAAACCCTCACCGGCGCGCAGGTTGGCCCTCTGCTGGACGCCCTGTCCAACCTGCGCGCCAACCCACTCGCCTACGCCGCAGAGCAGCACCCCGACCACGAGTTCCTGCCGCTGACGACGGTCATCCGCACATGGGAGCAGCAGGGCGTGGACTGCGCTGCGTGGCACACCGGCTACGCGGACCTCACCACCCGCTACGGAGACCTCGGGCTGACCCAGTTTCTCCCCCCGGACCGGTTCTTGGTCGCCGTCAGCTCCACCCGGCAGCAGGCATTCGGCGGATTCCACCACCCGAACCAGGGATACCGGCATCTGCAAATGGTGGCGCTCGTGACCGCGTACGGGGACATGAACGCCGAACCGTCCGAGCTGGCAGTGCTGGATCTGCTGCGCGGGTACGCCCACGATTGCCTGCACTACGGCAGTGCCCGCCGATACCAGTGGCGTGACGGTGAGGTGGTGCGCACCCAGTACGGCATCAACTACCGTTCGGCGGAAGGGAGATCGTACTCGGCGCGGGACAAAGAGGGTGCCGAAAGTACGAGGAACCTGGGTGTCGTGATGGAGGGGGCTTGCGACCGAGAGGCGCGGTCCATCACCCGGGCAGCAGCTGACACCCACGCCATCACCGAGCCAGCCGGGCTCGACCGGTATGCCTACCGGGACGTGACCGGCAGCCTCACCGAGGGCGACGTCGCGGCACTGGCCGCCGGAGTACCGGGGGAGGGCCCCGAGCACACCTTGTACCTCAGCAGCATGGGCCGGTACCAGGCAACCGTAAACGGGCGCTACGGGCGCTTCCTCGACCGGATCGGCGGGCCGGAGGCATCCGGCCTGCACAGCACCATCCTCGCAGCCATGATCAGCGGTGACATGCGAGGGCTGTGCGCCTGGCTCGACGGCAGATTCGGACCCGGAGCTTTCGCCGCGCTGTTCATGACCCCGAGCTACCTGGCCCTCGCCAGCTAACGCTGACGGCCCACCAACAACAAAAAACGAGCAGGGCGGTGAACCATCACCGCCCTGCTCTGCGTTCTCACCGGCCCACATCGCTCGATAACACAATGGGGCCAATACCTCAATCATGAAAGAGAGTGCTCATCCACGATTGAGGTACCGATATGCCCTCCAGCCCACTCGCACCGGTCCCGGACGTCGCCGAAAGGGGGCGGGCCGAGTACACGAATAAGACCGGCTCCAACGCTGCACGCAAGGGCCGCCTGCGCTTCGAAGAAGGAATCGGAACTGACACAGATGTCCCGCATGATTTTGGGGTGGGAGTTCTCTCCGGCTACGAGACCGCTCCGGGACGCCCGAATCACAATAAGGTCGTCTGGAAGAAGCCGTCCGAGGAAACCCTCAAGGCCCGCGCCCATGTCGGCTCGGCCTCCTGGCCGGAGGCGCCGGAATATCTCCAGCCCTTCGCCGACGGCGCGGGGTCCGGAGCGGAGTTGAAGTTCCAGGCGGCCATCCGTGATGGTAGCCACCAGTTCCGCAAGAACTACGCGACGATTACCGAGTAGCAAACGCACACCCGGGAAACCCTCGCCTCGCCTCAGCAAGACGAGGCGAGGGTTTTCTTCACTCCCGCGCCTAACAGATATCGCGCAGCGGCCTCAAGAATGTACGCATCTGATGTCGAACGATGTGAGTGAGGCCGTATGTCGTCGGTTGCGTTCTATCCTCCGGCCATGCGAGCTGCCGCTTCCGATCTCGCCATTTCCATCTCGCCGCTGGGGCTGGTCGAACTCAGCGACGAAGAATTCGAGGTTCACGGGCAGCGTCTGAGCCGCTACTCCACCAACTGGGCATTCTATCTCGGTTTCCACCACTCGTATCGACGCGAGGCCGGAGAAACCCAGAACGCGATCAACTACACAGGCGCGCTGTGCCGCTACGTCAATCATTTCGTGTTCGGGCGCGGCATCCAGTTCGAAACCAAGAAGAAGTTCGACCACATCATCCCAGCCCTCTTGCGGCGAGCCTGGGAAGAGGACAACGACAAGAAGTCGATTCTCTACGAGATAGGCGAAAACGGCGGAGTCACCGGAGACGCCTTCGTGAAAGTCGCCTACGAAGAGGCTTGGGAAGACAAGGCTGGGCGCCAGCATCCCGGGAGGGTCAGGATCCTTCCCCTCTCCAGTGCCCATGTTTTTCCGGAATACCATCCGCATGACCGAGACAAGCTGACCCGCGTCAAGATCAAGTACAAGTTCTGGGGCACTTCGACCGACGGCACCAGGACCACATATACATACACTGAAATCCTGACGGACGATCGGATATCGGAGTACATCAACGACGACCTGGTGGACGACCGACCCAACCCGATCGGCGTTATCCCGATCGTGCATATTCGCAACATCGCCGTCTCCGGCTCGCCCTGGGGGAAAAGCGACCTCGACGACATCATCCCCCTCAACCGCGAATACAACAACATCACGAACGCCATCGCGGATATCATCAACTACCACGCAGCCCCGGTCACCATCATCACCGGCGCCAAGGCCACGAACCTCGAAAAGGGACCCAAAAAGGTCTGGGGCGGCCTACCCAAGGATGCAAGCGTATTCAACCTTGAATCTGCCGTGAACCTCCAGGGACCGCTTGAGTACCTGGGGATCCTGAAGAACAGCATGCACGAGCTGAGCGGCGTCCCCGAGACCGCTCTCGGCAAGGCGCAGCCGGTGTCGAATACATCAGGCGTGGCGCTCGCAATCCAACATTTCCCCTTGGTCCAGCGGGCCAGCCTCAAACAAATGCAATACGGCAGCGGCTTCAAGCGGATCAACGACCTGGTCCTCCTCACCCTCTACACGTACGAGCCGGAAACCCGCGCCTACGACCCCGTCACCGAGGGCATCAAGAAGGACCCCAGCCAGCCGACCATCATCGATGTCCACGACCCCGAGGCGTACCAGGCCGACGTCGTCTGGCCCAGTCCGCTGCCTGTTGACAACATCGTCAAACTCAATGAAATCCAGCTGAAGATGGCTCTCGGCTTGGAGAGCAAACGTTCCGCCCTCAACGAACTCGGTGTCGAATTTCCCGACGAGAAGCTGCGGGAAATCGAGGAAGAGCAGAGGCAGGATGTCATGGCCCAGGGAGCCTTGGACTTTATCAAGGCGTCCATTGACGCTGGTATTTTCGAAGCCGCGGGCATCCCGCCGGAGAAGCCGCACACTGACAACAAGGTCGCTCCGGCAAAGCCAGCGGGAAGCCCTGATGATTCGGGATTCTCTCTGAAACTCGGGATGGACGCCAAAAAAATATTCGACAGCGTTGTGACCATGGCGCACAACCCAAAGGACCAGCGCAGTCCGCAGAACTCCGAATCCGAGCAAGACAGTTGATGACGTGAGGATGTAGCCATGCCGAACACCGAACCGACCGCCCCGGCCTCTTCCGCTCCGCAGACGTCCGAGCCGACCGGGGAGACCATCACCGTAATGGTCCCTCCTCCGGAGCAGGGTATCGAGGCGCCAAAGGCGCTCACCGAGGACGACATCGCCCGAGCGCGCCAGCAGGAACGCGAAACGCTCACGAACCGCCTTGAGTCGCAGCAGGAAGTACTGGACAAGCTGGCGACGGATCTACAGCAGCGCGAGGCAAAGCGCAAGGCGGACGAGGAGGCGGCTGCCGAGGCGCAGCGTGTCGCCGAGGAAGAGGCCGAGCGAAAGCGACGGTCCGAGCTGACTGCGAAAACCCTTCTTGCTGAAAAGGAAAAGGAGTGGGAAGCCAAGCTGGCCGATCTCCAGAAGCAGATTGCTGAGCGGGATGCCCTGGCTGCCAAGGAGCGGGAATTTGCGGAGCTTCAGAGCTACCGATCGGCCGCGCTGGCGCAGGCGGCCGACAATATCGCCCCCGAGTTGCAGGACCTGGTGACGGGAAACACCAAGGAGGAGATCGACGAGTCGATCGCCGCCATGGCCGCCAAGTCGGCCGCCATTGTGCAGAGCATCCAGGCCGCCCAGACCCAGGCCCGTGCCCAGATGCGGGGCACCCAGCCCACTGGCTACGGCATCGGGCCCGGCGGTGCCATGGGAGACACCCGCCAGCTCTCCGTGGAGGAGATATCGACGATGCCGATGTCTCGGTGGGCAGAGGTACGAAAGCAGATCCCTGGCATTGCATCGTCGTCCGGTGACCGCGGAATGTTCGGCTGAAGAATATGACACCCATCTTTCTGTTCATGAGAGGTGGGTGTCCTTGTGTTTGTACCTATTCGGGTAACAGATTATTCCGCGGGCCGATCACACTAAATCTGGACGGCAGCGTACGCCTTGGCGGATCCAGACACGGTGTGCCAGTTAGAGCGTAAGACCGGTCTTTATCGTCTACACCAGGAGGACACGATATGCCATCTGCGATCACTGGTACTGGCCAGCTCGGTGCGAACCCGACTGCCTACCCTGGCTCCAACACTCAGCTGACCCCGGCTATCCAGACCATCTGGAGCAAGGAAATCCTGTTCCAGTCGATGCCGATCTTGCGCTACGAGCAGTTCGCTGTGAAGAAGACCGAACTCGGGGTCGCGCCGGGGCTTCAGATCAATTTTATGCGGTACAACAACCTGGAGGGAGCGCGGCAGCTTGTTGAGGGTGTCCGCATGGAAACCCAGGCCCTTTCCGCGAGCCAGTTTTCGATTACGGTCGCGGAGCACGGAGCCGCCGTCGCGGTCTCGGAGCTGCTGCTGAACGCTTCTTTCGACGACGTCATGGCGAGCGCCAGCCGTCTGCTGGGCCGGAATATGGCGATGTACCTGGACGGCCAGTGCCGCGATGTCCTTCTGGGCGCGACGAGCGTTCTTTACGGCCGTGATAAGTTCAAGCCGGGGCAGCCGATCACGAACATGTCACCCTATGACAAGGGACAGAACGCTGTCGGTCGAGACGGTCTCACCGAGCACTTTTTCACCTCGGCCGTCGTCAAGGATGGCGTCGAGACACTTGCCTCGAAGAACATCCCGAGGCTCGGCGATACCTACGTGTGCTTCGTGCACCCGCACCAGAGCCGGTGGCTGCGTGAGGACCCCAGCTGGATCGAGGCGACCAAATACGCGTCCCCTGGGAATTTCTCTCTGGGGGAAATCGGCCGAATCGACGACGTCATTTTCATCGAGACCACACAGGTCCGCCAGGTCACGAACAAGGACGGCAAGACCGTCTACCAGTCCTCAATGATCGGGGACAACGCCTTCGGCCATGCGATCTCGCTGCCGGTCGAACTCCGCGACGGCGGTGTGCTCGATTTTGGCCGAGAGCACGCTCTAGCGTGGTACAGCATCTACGGCATGGGGATGATTACGGATCAGTCCGTAGTGACGATCGAGACGAACTGATTCCGCATCTTCGAGAGGAACACAAAAACCCCAGGCGAGCCCTGGGGTTTTTGTGTTCCTAGAGATTCCTCACGGCAGAAGGAGGCCCTCCTGGCCCTCCTGAATGCTGCGAGTAAAGAACCGGTAGTCCTGTTCCGAGACGATCGTCGGCTTGATGGTGGGGTCGTCCGCGTCGTTGGAATCACGGATGGCTACGAATCCGTCAACGAAGGCGACCTCGACGCAATTAGCGCCACTGCCGTTGCTGTAGTCGCTCTTCGTCCACACAGCGTTCGTGAGGTCGACCGACTTCTTCATAGGTATTTTTCCTTGATCAGTTTGATGATGAACTGGCGGCTGCTGTCCGGGTCGAGCGCCTCAGCCTTCAAGTGGCTGATGCAGGTCTCATAGCGTCCGAGGTCGCTGTCGTCCTCCAGGTAGAGGTGAGTCGTCATCGGCTCGACCACCACGACAGGCGGCCCTGCTGGGAAGTGTAGGAGAGTGAAGGCCCCGTCGATACCAGCATGCGGTCCGGCCTCGAATGGCAGCACCTGGATGGTGACGTGCGGGTGCTCGTCCGAGAGGTCCACCAGGTGCTGGAGTTGGGCCTTCATCACCTCCGGGCCGCCAACCTTGCGGTGTAGGGCGGCCTCATCGATGATGCACCAGAGCTGAAGGGGATCATCCCTGTGCAGAGCACGTTGACGCTCCAGCCGCAGGTTGACGTAGTTTCGGATCTCTCGGTTGGACTCCCACTGACGACTGCGCCGAATGATCGCCTCGGCGTACTCCGTGTGCTGGAGGAGGCCGGGGATGATCAGGGTATACACCTCGCTCTTGTGTGCCAGCTCCTCCAGGTGCAGATACTCCGCGAAGGGGTCGGGCAGGGGCCCTTTGAACTGGTTGAGCAGATTTGACCGTTTGCCGCTTGACGCGAGGGTAGCGAGCGTCCGCAACTCCTCTTGGACAGCGGGGTCGTCGACTCCGTATGCCGCGAAGTAGCTCGGCAGGGTACTGAGTGGCACTCGCTGCTTGCCGCTCTCGATCTTGCTCAGTGCGGACTGCCCTGCCAGCCCTATCATCTCGGCTGCATCAGCGAGGGTGAGGGCCCCGTCCTCCCTGTCGGGAAGGGTGACCCGCTTACGTAGGGCCCTGAGCGCCAAGCCGAGTCGGCGCCGATGCACGTTTGGTTGTGCGTCAGTCATCCCGTCTACCTCCCGTAACCACGCAGGGTACCGGCTGTGGAGCGCTTGGCATATGCCAATCTTGCTCGTCGGCACTCTTTCTAGTGAGAGAGCTTGCGAGAAATGTTGCTCGCAAGCAACCATGGCCTCACTGCCGCGACTTGATGGTCCCTGTCTTGGCCACCTGGGCGGGCTCCAGCGGCGGTTGACCTAGGGAGGTCGCTGACTATGTGTCAAATCATGCGCCAGGAGCGGTTCAAGCTCGCCTTCAACGTCGACCCGGCGCGGCTCCGGTCCGTCCGCAAGCTGGTCGCGTCCTACGTGCGCCGGTGGGAGCTGGAGGCTCTCGCGGAGCCTGCCGAGGCGGTGGTGACCGAGCTTCTGACGAACGTTCTGCACCATGCGGACGGATACGCGGTGCTCACGCTTGCGGTAGAAGGCCAGTCCCTTTTCATCACGGTGCGCGATCGGTCCTCCGAACTCCCGGTGCTCGCCGACCCTGGGTGGGCGTCTCTTGGAGGTCGGGGGATGCGCATCGTCGAGCAGCTCTCCGACAAGTGGGAGGCCATACCGGTGGAGAACGGCAAGGACGTCTGCGCCACACTCATCGCACCGGCAGAGTTGCCTGAAGGGCGGCGCTCCTTGGCGAGGTGCTCCGCATGAGTATTCCGACCGAGGTGACGCCGCGTTACTTGGCCGCGGTGGTCAGCCGCCTCTCTACTGCGCCCTGCGCTGTGCGCCACGAGCTGGTCCTCGACTCCCCGAAGGAAGCGCTGCTGTGGCTCGACGCGGTCGTGCAGGAGCTGCTGAGTGGCCTGCCGAGCGAGGCTCGGCGACCAGTGATTCGCGGGCTCCGAGCCTCGCTCGGCAGGCGAGGTGAATGGCTCGATGGGTATACCTCGGCGCCGTACGACACAGTGGGGAAGGGCCCGTCTTTTTGGGTGGTGGGGCGCGTGCGCGAAGTCTCTTGTCTCCGGCTCGACATCCCGTGTCTGCTGCTGGAGGTGGCTCCATGAGCATGCGGTGCCTGTTGGCGACGGCCGTCGAGAGCTATCTGGCGGCCCACCCTCACGAGGGAGACCGGCTCAGCGTGTTGGTGGAGGCGTTGGAGTCTCATCGGCATGCCGATGGTGGGGATGCGGCCTGTGAGCAGTGTCCGATCATCGTGGTGTCGGCAGTGGTGGTCAACGAGTTCCAGGCGGTCCTTCATTTCTGGGACGTCGGGATACGGGACTGGGTCATGCACCAGGAATTCGTCGCGATGGCCGAGTGCGATGCGGAAGACCTTCTTTCGCTGACGTACAGCTCATTGGTGGGGTCGACCGGGCTGGATCAGGTCTGGGTGGCCCCGAAGGATCGGTGCCCCCTGTTGATCGATGTTAGCCGTGTGCGTGCGAATCCGGAGAAATGCCTCCCCGCTCAGGTCGTCTACACCGTCCATTTCCTGTTCCGCACCCTGTCCTCGCAGGTGCCGATAGGGATTCCGGCAGTGCGCAGATGGACACCTCTCCTGAGCCTGGACAATCTGCTGAGGGCCAGGGTGCATCGAGCACTGAGCCTTGTGCCTCGGTGACGTACATCGGGGTCGGGTGTCTCGTCGTGATTTTCCTCTGGCTGTTGGTGAGCTTCGTGGTGAGCGAAATTATCTCTCGGCACGGATATCTCTAGGTGGAGTAATGCACTACCACGGATACATCTGGTCCGGGCATTTTTTGCCTAGCGCCGAAGAACGCCGCGACTCCTCGATCGCGGTACCCCCAATGGTCCGAGGGGAATGGCTCAAAAAGCCGCATGAGCTGCACGCGGGAAGATTTGATGACCCTCATGCTGCTATTAAGTGGTACATGGAGCGGCTCAGTGTCTACAGGCCAGATCCTCGTGGAATTGAGGCGTCCGCATTCGAAGAGACTGCGCGGAGCCGTATGTGGGCGGGACAAGATGTCATGACCCAATACGTCTCTGACCGAGAGAAGTACGTGCACATCGCGTTGATCGCATGTCCTCGTACAGGCTCTGCCTGTCCGTACGAGCACGACGAAGAGAAAAGAGGGGCATGGAGTGAAGGTCGAGTTCTGCAAGGAATGTGAGGGCAAAAAGCGGATCATCACTATTCAGCGAGGGAAAGTCGTGACCATTATTTGTCGGTCTTGCAAGGGGTCGGGGTATCAGAAGTCGGGCTCGTAGGTAGGGGGACGGTGATGGGTGACGATTGGGATGTCCAGGGGAGTGTTCTGTATTCTTGCTGGTTCTGTACCTGTCTAGTCCCCATCAGTCGTCTCGGAATTTCCCGGTTTATGACGGACTATCGAAAAGCACTGACAATGAGTTGCCTGGACCTGGCCCAGTGCACGGTTCGTAGCTGGTGTCAGAGTTCTAAATACGATGCTGCAAAACTCTGTGACGCTAAGTGTGAGGCAGCGCTCGGTGACGACCCAGCGATTTTTCGGTGTGCGGTTTGTCATGTGCCACGGCGGTACGACCAGATTGAGGTCTGGATTTACCACGACGACTACACCGGCGCTGTAAATATCACGCCCGCCTGCATAGATGAAGACGAGTGTGAAGAAAATCAGGCGTCTGCCAAGTGACCGGGGGATGGCAGTGGCTCGGGGTAAGGGTTCCGGTAAATGTGAGACGTGCCAAGGGTGGTTAGCTCTAGCGCTTCAGGCCGAGAGGGATTTCTCTCGTGACGTAGGGGTGGGTCGGTACTGGAGAGGACTGATTGCCGCGCACGGTCTTGCGGGTCACATCTGCGTACTGAGATACGACGGCCCGACAGACTCAGCTGAAAAGCCGTGCCGTTGGGAGACCGACGATGGCGGCCGGAGTTCTTGTACGAGGTGCCACACCCGCCGGTACCGCAGCTATGCGACGTTGGGAGATGGGTAGATGGCGCGGCGGACTCAAAAAGAGGTCGAAGAAGCGCGGCAGACTGTACGACGCAGTAAGGCTGAAGTGGTCAATCGGTACGACGGCGGGGAGCCGCTTAATAAGATCGCCAGTGATTTCCAGGTCAGTGAGTACTGGCTGAAGGGCACGCTCGTCGGTTGGGGCGTAAAGATCCGTGGTAGGGGAGGAGCGAGGGGACGTGAGTCTGACGGGCGAGGCTGAATTGCCAGAGATACCGAGATTGGATCCGCGGCAGCGGCTGACTCCCAAGCAAAAGGTGCAGGTCCGCGACGCTTTGAAGCGGCACTACGATGCGGGAGCCTCTTTCCCAATTCTAGTGGGTGCGACTGGGCGGTCACGTGACTTCGTGCACAGAATGTTGCTGGCGGCGGGCGTTCAATTACGAAGAGGGCGACGAAGCGAAGAAATGCAGAGGGGCTATGCGGAGGCGTTGGAGCGGAGTGCGGCTGCTCGATCGAAACAGCGCCAAAGCGTTGAGGGGATAAGTCCCTGATCCGAAACACTCGGCCCAAGGGTGAGCACTCCTTCTCCTGACACACTCATTTCTCTTCTGGGAGGTGCGCGATGTGGAAGGTCGGCAGCATAGTGTTTGATGAAGGCCGAAAAACCGTTGCCCGCGTCACGGACTTCCGAGACGGTATTCCGACGCTGGTGGATGAATCAACTGGCCTTGGGGAAGAATGGGACGCGGACCCCGACCAGTGTCGGCATGCGACAGCCGCCGAATCGGAGAAATATCGATTTCGAGTGCGGAGGTACGGAATGCTGGCCGAAGCATGGACGGTAGCTACCCGCGGCATACAGTCGTGAGACTACTCCCGCATGTGTGCCGCCGGTCGCTACGCTCCTGCGTTCGTCCGGTAAGAAACCTGAAACGATTTCAAAAGAGGTGACATGGGCAAGCAGAATGACGACGACGAGTTTTTCAACGACATCGCCAGTATCAAAAGCCTGAGTCAGGCAGCCGGAGATGAGAGTCTCCCTCCGGCGGTACGTGATGCGGCTGCGCAATCTGCACAGGAGATTGCCGACAGGCAGTCCGGGAAATAGCGGTCGTTAGCGCCGTTGCCGGATCCGTACCCCGGCCCGCCATCCCAAACAACGGTGGACTAGTGGGACGGGCCCGATGAAAGAGAGGAAAAGCAGTGTCGAAAGCAAAACACACCATCAAGGCCGCTAAAGAGCGGCGCAACCGGGACTCGGAGGTGGCTGGCACTCAAAACGCCAAGGAGCGACAGGCGATGGTGTCGCAGAACCTCGATGAGCGCGGCCAGAAGGAGGGGCGCTGGTACGGAACGTGAAAACCTCTGGCGGTGCGCCGTGAATGGCCAATAACGCCTCTTTAAACTCCGCTACCCGTCGCAGACAATCGCATTCCCCCACCCGGGGCGAGAGTCTCGACGGGGGCGGGCAAGCCCCCGGCCATCAGGCGGCCGGGCCAGCAGGTGCACCACGATCCGGGGAAACTCCTCGAATCGAATTTCTTGGGAAGGCAAACGCCTGTGACCCTCAAGGAAGCACTGGAGAGGAATGCCGCCGCGCACGGCGGCGAGGATGACGGCGGCCACGGGGTCGGATAATACCGACGTTGAGGACGGCGACGGCCAGGGCGGCAGCGGAAGCCCTGGTCACTTCCAGAACGCCTGAGTGATCAACTGCCCCCGGCCGCTGGCAAGTTGCGGTCGGGGGCAGTGCTGTCTGCCGCTAAGCTGCCCCCCGAGGAGGTAACCGAATGCATCTGCTCGTCGTTGACTGGGACTTCTTCTTCCCCAACCCGGACGCTGGCGCTCCCATGGGCTCCCACCCGGAGCTGTACGGATGGCCTGTGGCCGAAGACGAACATCACACCGAAGTTGTGTGGGTGGAACGCGCCAAGCGATTCAGCGAAGCCGGAGTCCCGCTGCCCACCGCGAGCGGCTGGGGCGGGTTCTGGGGGCGGTTCTGGTTCACGGACGGGGCTCCGTTGATCTACGCAGACAGCAACGCGTGGGCGGGGCATCTATGGCCAAGCGACGTGGGCGGTGAAGGCTCGTGGGACACGATCCACCTGTACGACGCGCACCATGATGCGGGGTGCAAGCTCAATCACGCGAGCTTCGAAGAGTGGAAGGCTAGCGGCGACGGGATCCGGTGCGAAAATTGGATGTTGGCCCATGCGTGGGCAGGCGCCGAGCTACACGTCCACTTTCCGCCATGGCGTGAGTCACTGGACCGCCCGACCGAAGAGCCGCTAGTAGAAGTGGCCATGTCTATTGACGACGGCGTGCCGCCTCCGGTCGCCTTCTCAGCCTGCTTCGTATGCCGCTCCGGAGCGTGGGTACCCCCGTGGGAAGACCATACTTTCAGTGCCTTTCTGAAAGCCGCGCCGTTGCGGGCTCAGATGCACCCCAAGAACAAGTGGATGCACCCCCGTCCGGACCCTAGGCGCATCATCGAAATGCAAGCGATTTTGAGCACCAAGGTGCAGCGCCTCAACGGCTGACCAGGGGCACCTCCGCTGGTCAGCGACATAGCACTGCTTGGGTGGCGAAGTCGATATCGAAGCCGCCTGTTCGCGGGGCGGGGAACCCAGTAACAGGCCGACCCGTATAACTCCCCAGGCAAAATCCCTGCGAAGATTCCGTCGCAGGGATTTTGCTATGTGAGGAGTCTAGAGATGGCGACGACTGCTAAGCGCGTGACGAGCCCTCGGGATGCCACCGGCCGGGTCAAGCGAACGCTGGAGACGAACCGCGACCTGGCCGAGAAGGAAGCCGCCAAGGCGCAGTTGGCCGAGGCGCAGGTTGCTGACGAGGTCCGATCCCAGGTCGTGGACCTGACTGCCCCGCCTGCTGCCAATGTTGAACAGCTGCCGGTCGTTGTCGGTGAGAGCACCCGCGAGATGCGTGTGGTGGAGGATCTGGAGAACGTGACGATCGGCTACCGAAATACGTTCACCTTTGAAGCCGGTCGTACCTACAAGGTGCCTGCGTTCGTGTACAACCATCTTGCAGAAAAGGGCTACGTGTGGGGGGCCTGACGTCGGTTATGGCAGGCCGTTCGTATCAGCTGACGTCTTCTGACGGCATTGGTATTGGGTATGGGCGGCTGGAGCCGGGCAGCGTCGTGGATGTTATTTCCGTCGCCAATGGCAGCGTCATTTTCTCGTTCCCTGCTGGCAGGACATCACCGCCCCCTCGACTGATCCGGTACTCGCAGACGTTTTTCAAAAAGCACTTCTCCGAGTACACCCCGCCGCCTGTCGTGCCGCCGCCCGATCCGCAGCCGGACCCTGATCCGCCGCCGGTCGAACTTCCCAGTCCTGACGAGATTGCCCAGGAGGTGCAGTGACGGTGCCGACATACGTCCCGGTTCAGACCAGTGTGGAGCTGACGCGTGCCATGGTGGCCGCACCGGACCTCCCGGCGGTGGTGAGCGACTGCCTTCACACGGCCTGGGCGGTGACTCCCGAGCGCGGCGCCTTGATGAGGTGCCTGCCGCGCGGCTTTCTGGAGGACCTGCTCGCGGCGGCCTCCACACCGGAGGGTCTGGCCGCACTGAAGGCCGAGGTTGGCGCCGTCCCGCCTCGGGAGGTGGCTCGGCACGTGCATCTGCTGACCAGCGATCCAGGGCGGACGGTCACGCTGGCCACGCTGGCGCAGAGCGAAATCGACGCTGAGGGCTATCTCCCGCAGTTGCTGGAGCTGGGGGAGATAGGGGTCGACGACCAGGGTCGCATCAGCGCGGCGGCGAACGCCGCAGAGATCGTTTTCGGGCCGCTGCTGCCGAGCGGTGCGGCGGTCAGCGTCACGCACGTCGCTGTCACGCTGGCGGCGTCAGACGGGTCCGGCAGGGTCGTCAGTGTCATCGAGCTGACTGACCCGCACGAGGTGCATGCGGGGGAGTCGGTGTCCATCAGGGCTGGGGCCCTGTCCTGCGGGGTGGGCTGATGGCTGATCAGGCACAGATGCTTGCGCGGGTCCGCTCGCTGCTCGGCGATTTCGGCAGCGAGTTCCGCGATGTGCTGACCGGCACGGGCGAGCTGTCTGAATACGACCTCTCCCAGACACGCGTCACCATCACCAAGGCTCTGCTTGTCCAGGGCGGTCAGAGCCGTGAGCTGGCCGCTGGTACGGACTACACCCTGCTCTCCCGGGAAGGGCGGGTCATTTTCCGGGAGGGTCTGGGACCGCTGCCGCTGGGCGCCGTGGTGATCGTGGAGGGACGATCCGGCGGCATGGTCGACGACCAGGAGCTGGTCATCCACCTCCAGGACGCGGTCCTCCAGCACTGCTCCGACCGGGTCGTCACGGTCCGGTATCGGTCGGCGGAGGGGTTCTACCGGTACGAGGACGAACCGGTGACCCTGGCGACGCTGCCGGAGATCGAGGAGCTGCCGCTGGCCGTCTTGGCGGCCGTCAATGTGCTGTGGGCGGTGGCGACGGACGCCTCCATGGAGCCCGACATCCACACGGCAGAGGGCACGCACGTCGCCCGCGGGCAGATCTACACCCAGGTTATGGCGCAGATTGAGAATCTGGAGACGCGATACCGGGACCTGTGTCAGCAGCTCAACGTGGGCCTCTACCGCATCGAAATGGCGACACTGCGCCGCGTCTCTCCGTACAACAACCGTCTCGTGCCCATCTTCACGCCGCGCGAGTACGACGACTCTGCCTACCCAACGCGCCAGCTCCCGCCCATCGACCGCCGCAACGAAGACCCCTCCGGCATCGCATCGCCCATCATCAGCGGGCTCACCGGATGAGGGCCGACTGGAAGAGCGGGCGCTTCAGCACCGCATACCACGCGGCCCGGATCGACGCCGGGCTGCGTGCCTGGCAGCACCGCAAGGGCGACTGCGTCTCGTGGTTCCGGGCCGCGCCAGCGCAGTCCCACGCTCACGACGTCTACGACGAGGGCGCAGCTCCCGGAGGCCGGGCCTACCATCCACCGATCACGGTGCCAGTGATGGACGTCTCTCGCGACCAGGGCGCCGTCGAGCGCACCGCGCAGGGCCTGTACCAGGTGGCTCCGCTGTACGTGACGGCCGCCGCGCGGCAGCTCGCCCGAGTCGGCATCAGTCAGCCAGACATCGACACCCGCAGGTATCTGAGTGACTGGATCGGTTATGACGGGTGTCTACACCGGATCGACGACCTCCAGGCTCTGGGCCGATTGAGGCGACACGATTTCGTGGTTTCGCTGAAGCTCACCGAAATCATGCCTGATGAAATCACGGCAGATTCCATTTTCGACGATTACCGGCGTTTCGGTTCGCGGCATGTCCGCCAGAATGACTAGCTAACACCGCATGCACATCTGATGTGAATCTGGACCTGTCGGAGTTTCTGAGAGGTCAAATCGATGCCGTGGCTGCTGAACGAGGATGCCGCATTGCGGCGAAAGCTCCAGGGGCTCAGTGTGAAAGACGGTTCCATGGAGACCCCTGTCGGGGTGCGGTTCTCCTATCCGGAAAGCGAGCTGGCCGATCAAACTTTCCCTCTCATTGTCCTGGAGCGCACGCGCGCTGTGCGCGACCCGCGTCGAGAAGCCCGGGGTGTTGTGCAGCTCGGCTATGCGCCAGAGGGCTACGCGCCTTGGCCCGGCATGGCTGATGGGGCGGCTTCTCCGTACTACACGGACAATCCCATTCCATACCGGATCGAATACCAGGTCAATGTGCTGTGCCGGAAGCAGGCGCATCTTACGGACCTGGTCGCTCGACTCAGCTCCGTGGACCTTCTTCCTGTGCGCTTCGGTTATCTGGAAGTCCCCGAGGACGGCACTGTACGTAGCCTCGAACTAGAGGGGCCAGAATTTCACATAGGCTGGGACGAGCATCAAAAGCGCCTCCTTACTGCCGCTTACCTCGTTAGCGTCACTAGTGAGGTCCTCGGGGCCGTGTCCACTCCCACGCCGGTCAAGACCGTCATCACCGATCTGCACGACGCGCAGGTCCCGTAGTGCTAAGGAGCCGCATGGCCACGTACAAGCGTCCAGGAATCTTCGTCGATGAGACACTGAATCCAATCGTGGTGAATGAACCCCCGGCGGGGGAATTCATTGCAGCTTTTGTGGGAGCCCATGATTTCGGACCGTCCAAGCCGACGCTGATTCGGAGCTGGGCGGAATTCGTGTCACTGTACGGCGGGTTCAGCGCCGACTCCATGCTTCCGTTCGCCGTGCACCAGTTTTTCGTCAACGGGGGAAGAGCCTGCTATGTCGTGAGGGCAGTCTCAGCAGATGCGAAAACGGCGTCACTGGTGCTGAAGGACCGCCAGTCCGGGGGTGAGAACTCCAGCCCCAAGGACGTGCTGCGCGTGACCGCGACCGCGCCGGGCGCTTTCGCCAACGGACTGACGGTCAGCGTGACCGATGCGGGTACGGCTCCTGGCCGTTTCACCCTGACGGTGAAGACGGCTGGAGATACCGCTGGCGGCCTCGTTGAGCGCTACACCGACGTCAGTCTGGACCCCACCGACACCCGAAACGCTATCGCGCTCGTCAACGCACCCGACAGCGGATCCAGATTCATCTCTCTGGCCTACCTCGGGCCCCTTGCGTGGACGACCGACAACACGCCCGCCGTCACAGTCGACAAGCCGCTCGCGGGCGGCTCGAACGGCTCTGCCGCACCGGACCTTTCGGCTGCCGCGCAGTCACTCGAATCCACCAACGCGGCTCTCAACATCAATCTCCCCGGGGTATCCGACGCCGCCGTCCTCAACCCGGTCATCGACTGGTGCGAGCGCTACGCGTACGCCTTCCTCATCGTCGACACCCCGCAGGTCCCTGACGGCACGCCGACCGAGGTGGCGCTGGCCAAGATGCGAGAACTGAGCCCACTGGTCAATGGCGGAACTACTCCGGCACCGCTGCGCGCCTCCTCCTATGCGGCTGTCTACGGACCGTGGATTCAGACAGCAGATCCCGCAGTAGCAGCTGTGGGTGCGACGCGCCTGCTTCCCCCCGGGGGCGCGCTGATGGGCCAGTTCGCGCGGTTCGACATCGCCCATGGGCCGCACCGAACTCCTGCGGGCGAGGAGGCCGTGCTCCGCGGGGTCTTCAGCGCCCAGTTCCGTTTCACCGATGCACAGCTCGATGAGCTGAATGTGGCGGGCATCAACATCATTCGCTACGTACCGAGCGCGGGCTATTGCCCAATGGGCGGGCGCACGATAAAGGCGGGGTATCCAGACCGGTACATAGCTGTGAGGCGTTTCCTTATCCATGTGAGGAAACTGCTCGTTGAGTCGACTGGTTACGCTGTTTTTCAGCCCAACACTCCGGATCTCTGGGCGTCGCTGACCACAATCATCACGCAGCGGCTGACCGAAATGACCCAGGCAGGCCAGCTCAAGGGCGGCAGCCCTGAAACTGCCTTCAGAGTCGTGTGCAACGAGACAAATAACACCGAGCAGACAGTCGCCAACGGCGAGGTCCACATTGACATCGGACTGGCGCTGCTGCGCCCAGCGGAATTCATCGCGATCCACATCGGTCAGTTCGAGGGCGGAAGTACCTCGTCCGAGGCGTTTCAGTAAAGGAGTGGGCTATGGCGGGTAAGACCCGGGCGACAGTGGAGCAGAGGTCCAGCCTCGCCTCCATATCCACGGACCCGTTGCGGTCCTTCAAATTCCACGTCCAGATATCGGGACCGCAGGGGCTACAGGGGGCCTACCCGAAGCTTGGCTTCATGGCGGTGTCCGGTCTCAGCTCGACCACTGACGTGATCGCTTACCGCACCGGTGGAATGAACGTGTCCACCCAGAAGCTCCCCGGGCAGAGCGATTTCAGCCCCATCACGCTCTCCAAGGGGTTGTGCCCGGGAGATCAGCAGCTCCTGGACTGGATGGGCCAGCTGTTCAACGTCATGCAAGGCGTGGGGAAGACCTACGACACCAGCACCGATTTCCGTGCCACTGTTGACATCATGCTGATAGAGCACCCGGTGACCAAGTCGCCCGCAAAAGTTCAGGCCGTGTGGCGGGTGTACAACGCGTGGCCGACGAGCGTGGCGTTCGGTGACCTCGATGCGGGCCAGAATATGTACGCCGTGCATCAGATGACACTCGCGCACGAGGGGTTCGATTTCAAGGTCGCCCCGAATGCCAAGTCGAGTGCCACCCTCTAGGAATTAGGAATCCAGTGACCGAGCCCCTCACTTACGACTGGACCTTCGACCAGTCCGCTGCCCCCGCAATCAACCCCGTAACCGACGCCGCTGCCGCCAACCGTGCGATCCAGCAGGTCCTGGCCGAGAGCAGCGGGCCCGCCCCGAGCCCGCCGCGCCCCAATCCCACGCAGGCCCTGCTCCCTGTCGGGATCACTATTGACGGCCAGCTGGTGCGCGAGGCACGCGTACGCGAGCTGACCGGGGCCGACGAAGAAGCTCTTGCGGCTGTGGACCGCAACTCACTGGAGTTCTTCGACACCATCCTGCGCCGTGGTGTCGCCGCTCTGGGGTCGAAGATTCCTACCGACGAGCAGCTCCAGGACATGCTCGTCGGTGACCGCGACAGCCTGCTTCTGGCGATCCGCGTCGCAACGTTCGGTAGCCCGCTGGAGATCCAGGGAGTGAAGTGCCCGAGCTGCACCTCGCTCATCGACGTGACCATCGATCTGTCCACGGTCGAGCAGCGTGCCTTGCCCGGGGGCGAGCCCACGGTGACGTTGCGCGATGGCAGGATCGCCCGGGTGCGTTTTCCCACGGGAGCAGATCAGAGGTTCGTCCTGACGGAGAGGGACGCAACCCCGGCACGGGTCAACTCCCGTTTGCTGGAGCGGTGTGTGACCGCTGTGGGGGAGACACCCGTGGAGGACGGCGCGGCCTTCGCCCAGAGCCTGGGTATCGCCGACCGGCGCACCCTGTTGATGTATCTGGCCGACCACGCTCCCGGCCCGCAGCTCACCGACGTGTCCGTCACCCATGAAAGTTGCGGAGAGGAGATTCCGCTGCCGATTTCGGTGGCGGATGCGTTTCTGGACCTGTGACATCGAGGCCACACTTCTCGACATCGAATCGCTGGTTTTCGCCTATCGCTGGCCACCGAGCGAGATCAAGGCTCTGACGGTCCGCGAGCGTCATTACTGGCGAGACCTCGCGCTGTGGCACAAGGAGCGGAAGGAGGCACTGCATGGCGTCCAGTAGAGAGCCCAATATCGCTGGGCGCTTGCTCGGCGTGAACCGGCTGGAGCACGAGGTCGATGATCTGGAGCGCCAGATCAAAACACTGGGAACCAACATCGGCCGCCTGAATCGCGCGCTCAGCGGGATGACGCCGACCGGAGTGGGGTCCGGCATGGGCTGGGGGGGATTTCCCTCCGCGAATCAGCCGAGCCCGGCCGGAACTGCACAGACCAGCTCTCTGCCCGGCTCTGGGGCCACAGCGACCCAGCAGGCGGCAGCCATCATGCGGCAGCGTATGGAGGCTCGCCGGGCCCAGCAGAATGAGGCGACTCTCCGGGCGGCTGACCTGCGCCGTCAGCAGGAGGAGGAACGTCGTCGCCAGCGGGACCAGGCGCACCGTGACCGCCTGGAGTCCAACGCCCGGCGGGCCGCCGCCGCTGAGGCTCAGCAGCAGGCGATGCGCCAGGCCCAGGAACGGGCGCGGCAGGACCGGGAGCGGGCGGACGCCAGTGCGCGTGCCCGGGTGACGGCCCGGCTCGGTGGCGCAGGCGCCATTCCGCCTCGCCCGACGTATCCGCCGACCGCGGGCGCCGGACAGCCCGACGGCGCTGGAAGGGCCATCGACACACCGCGCCTGGCATTTGGACTGGGGCAACTCGCCGGGCGCGCGGTGTCCTGGGGCGCGGGGAAGATACGGTCGCGCGTCGACCACATGACGGACCAGGCGTACGAGATGGATCGCTACGCCGCGTTCGCGTACAGCACGTGGGGCGACCCGAAGTCCGGCTACTGGTCGGAGAAGAACCGACTCCGCAATGCGGCGATGCAGTCGTCGACCGCGCTGTCAACAGAAGACCTCAACAGCGGCTTGTTCGAGGTCGACCGGCGTCTTGGCATGGGGCGCAGCGAGGTGGAGCGGCGTCTGCTGCATCAGCAGGCGTCGGGGTATGCGCTGCTGGACCCGACGATGGGTGTGGCGGATTCCGCGCGGATGATGACGGCGATGTACACGCCGCAGGCGTCCATGCTCTACCAGGTGATGGGGCTCGGCCCGACCATCGGAGCGGGAGGCAAGCGGCTATCGCAGGGCCAGCTCAATCAGAACATCTTGGACAGGGTGTTCCAGCGCGGCTACCGGTTGAAGAACGTCCTGGCGGCGTCCGAGCAGGGCGGGTCGCTGCGCACCACGCTGGAGGCGCAGGCACGGCAACTCGGGTTGGGGCAGGAGTGGGTGGAGAATCGTCTCACCCAGATTCAGTCCCAAGCGCGTTGGCGGGAGCAGACTGGCGGGTCGGTGGCCGATTACGAGCAGCTGCTGCGCGATGCGGGCGGTACGGGAGACAAAGCGGAGGACGCTCGCCGGAAGCTGCAAAAGGGCGGCCTGGACGTCGACAATCTCCTCAATCAGAAGAAGCGGAAGGAGGGGGAGGAGCGGCGTCACGACTCGCAGATGATGGACGCGTTCGGTCCGGCTATGCAGTCGGCCACCGATGCCGTCATTGATTTCAAAGAGGCGTTGAACGCCATTCTGGAGCTGCCTGGCGTCAAGCAGACCGTGGGCGGATACCAGGGTGTGGACGCGGGCAGTGGCGGGCGCCTGACGGGGGCTCTGAAGGGCGCCGGGCTAGGCGTTCTTACTGGTGCCGCGGCCGGAAGCGTCATACCCGGGCTCGGTACCGGAGTAGGGGCGGTGGCCGGTGGCGTTATTGGTGGCATCGGCGGTCTCATCGGCGGCGGTGCATCTGGTGGTGGTTCCACTGGCGGGGGAGCATCGGGGGGCTCCGGGGGCGGCGCGAAGACCCGGGCGAATCTGCATCAGGGCAGCGCAAATCCCGCAATCAAGGCGGCGCTGTCCCAGATCGGTGTCGATTATTCGTGGGGCGGCGGGGGGCCGGAGGGACCGTCTCGGGGATTTGCTCAGGGTGCGAAAACGGTTGGATTCGACTGTAGTTCGCTGATGCAGTATGCCTTCAGTAAGGTCGGTGTCCGGCTGGGGCGTACAACGTACGAGCAGCTGAAGGCGGGTAAGGGCGTCGCGTTTGAGGACCGCAAGCCTGGCGACCTGATGTTCCCGAATTCGGGACATGTGGTGATGTATCTCGGCAACGGGAAAATCGTGCATGCGCCGCGCACGGGGCAGAAAATCCGCGTTGACTCCGAGGACCGTTTCGGGCGGTACATAGCGGTCCGCCGGGTCGTCTCCGGTGCCGGGGACACCTTTGCCTCCGACGAGCCGGGATCGACGTCTGCTGAAGCAGGCGCGGGGAACGACAATCCGGCGGCCACCGGAGCCAGCACGACCGGGGCTATCACGAACGCCTATGGAAGCGTCAGCGAAATCGAGGCGCTGGCCGCGTCCCTGTTTTCCGGTGGTCGCGGCCCATCCGGCTCCGGGGCGTCCAAGAAAGGCGGGTCCGGAAGTGAAGATGCCGGTGCCGCTGCGGATTCCGGAGGGTACTCCTGGGGGGCCATCAACGGGCGGTACACGAAGGTCCCACCGCCGCCGGGCTGGGTCAGGGCTGCGATTCAGCGTGGCATGGCCGCCAAGGGGGTCTCCGGGGCGGCCTGGGCACGGGGTTTGACAACCATCGCCTACCGGGAGTCGGGCTACCGGAAGGATGCCCGCAACGACTGGGATGCCAATGCCCAGCATGGCGACCCCTCGGTGGGGCTGTTCCAGGTCATCGGGTCGACGTTCGCGGCGTACCGCGCCAAGTCATTGCCGAATGACCGTACGGACCCCGCAGCGTCGACTGCTGCCGCCATCGGTTGGATCAAGGCGCGCTACGGCAGCATCGGCAAGGTCCAGCAGGCCGACCCGGACCGGCCGCCCAAGGGGTACGCCGTGGGCGCGTGGGATCTGCCGGAGGACGAGATCGCCCAGGTGCACAAGGGCGAGATGATCCTGCCGAAAGGCACCGCACAGACAATCCGCAACGCGCTGATGCAGCAGTCCATTCCCGTGCGGTCCACCACGGCCGCGGCGCTTGAAGGCCCGAAGCGGGCATCCAACTCAGGTGGGGGAGTGACAGTGCAGTTCGGGCCCGGGTCGATCAGCATCACCGTGCAGGGTGCGATGAGCAGCAGTACGGCCATGCAGGCGGGAAGACAAATCGTCGATGCGATTGCCGCCGACAAGCGCATCAGGGAGATCGGGATGGGCGTCTAGTGTTCTCTCGTATTCACAAAGAGCTGGATGCTCGTCAGCACAGCAACGGGGCGGTAGACCCTCGCCAGCTCCCGGCGGGAGGAATCGGCTGGTGGGGCGGGGGAGTTGGCAGCGGCCAGGACGACTACCTAACCTTTCCGCAGGGCTACATTGTCAGCGACACCCGTGGGCTTCCCAAGAAGGAAAAGCCGTACTACCTCAAATTCCACTACAACCCGTCCACGGTGTCGATGAGCCATGGACTGGACCAGGCCAACCTTACTCCGGCGGATTGGCAGCGCGCTGAGTCGGATACCGGGACCGCGCTGCTGCCAATCAACTCCTCCTGCTCTTTCAGCCTCTTCTACGACCGGACGTATGACGTCCTCGCCAGGCGGGACACCCCACAGTCCAGGTATGGCGTGATGTACGACGTGAATGCGCTGTACAACCTGGTCGGGATCAACTCAGTTTCCAGAACGGGCGGTTCGGCCGGGTCGAGCAGTGATCCGGACAGTGCGCCCTCACCGGATACGTCAGACGTCCCTGAGACGGTGACCGGTCCGATGCAGATGCGGCCGTGCACCGCGTTTTTCGGAGGCCAGGACCGGGCCCTCTTTTACTACGGGTACATCAGCAATATCGAGATCCAATGGGTGCACTGGACACAGGACATGACTACTCAACGCCTGTCGCTCAGCATTACGATGACAGGGCTCCCTCAGCCGAAATAGGAGAAACATGATCAACAGTGGCTCCCGCTATGCAGACCACCCAGTCGAGATCGTCACTGATGCTGCGGGAGCCACGCGCCAGGTCCTCGGCCCAGCCCCACCGAAAACACTGCGCGTGCGTGCAATTTCCTACCGGTGGCAGGACGGTGATCGCGTGGACACCGTGGCTACCGAGTTCTATCGCGACCCCACGCAATGGTGGCGCATCGCTGAGGTCAACCCGGAAATCCTGGACTGGACAGAAATAGCGCCCGGAACTGCTATCAGGATTCCTCATGCCGATTAAGGAATTTGCGCCCCACGCACGCATCATCTATCCAAACGTACCCACCAGCCGCCACTACATCACCCACATCTCCGTGCACCAGGCCGAGGCCACGCACGAGGTGGCGGAGATTTCCATACGCATCAGCGTGCCCCGCACGGACAGCATCCGCAGCTGGGCCCTCTCCTCCGGCATCGTGCAGCCAGAGGGTACGCCGATGCACTTGCGCTACGGCTCCGGGCCACACCAACAGGCAGACCTCTATGGGTACGTCCACTCCTACCGCATCACCACCGGCCAGGACGACGCCCGCCTCCAGCGCAACAGCGAGGTCACCGTCACCTACACGCTCACTGGCCCGACCACCACCATGCAGTCCCAGCGCAGTCTCGCCTGGCAGATGTCGAGCGCCTCCGCTCTCGCCCGCAGCGTATGCCGCCACTACCAGCTGGCCTGCGTCACCGAGCGAACGCCGACACGCCTGACCAAGATGCAGTCAGCCCAGAGCGACTTCGCGTTCCTGCGCGACCTGGCCCAGGAGTACGGCCTGCGGCTGGTCGCCGATGCCACTACCGTCTACCTCACCTCCCCGCTGGCCACCCTGCGCCGGGGCCAGGCAATCCCCTCAGCCCACCTGACCAAGCTGCCGGGCCTGCACGACACCATCTATGCCTTCGACGCCCTCCACGGCGAGCTGGAGCCCGGCGGTGGCCGCCGCACTCGGATCGAGGGGTATGCCTACAACCGCCATACCCGGCACCTGTCCCGCAGCGTCGACGCCCGCTCCGCCACAGCGGCGCACCGGACATACGCCACGGCGCTCCCCGCCGACTCCCGCGCCGAGGCCGAGGAACGCGTGAGCGCCGCTTCCGCCGCCTCCGCACTGTGGGTATCGGCAAACGCCAGCGTACGGGGGGACGCCCGGCTCAAGGTCGGCACCGAGATCTGGCTCCAAGGAGCGGGCCTTGGTCCGCACACGGTGGGTACGTGGATGATCCGCCAGGTCAGTCATCGCCTGACCCTCCATCCCACCCAACCCTCTCAGCGCACCTACGTCACCGATCTCGTGCTGGGCCGCAACCGGCCCGACGGCCTGGATGCGCACCGGCTGCCCCTGCCTCAACCCGCCAGCACCGTCCTGTCCGAGCAGCGCTGGTGCGCCCAGTACATCGGAGGCGCAGCATGAGCACGTACCAGGCGGTCGTGGCCAGCACGACCGACCCGCAGTTGCGAGGACGCGTCCGCCTTCAGGTGCCCCAGGTCTCCGGAGAGGCCCTGACCCTGTGGGCGGAGCCTGCGGTGCGCGGGCGCGTCCCGGCCGTGGGCGAGCTGGTGTGGGTCACGTATCAGGGAGGCGATGAGGCCCGCCCGGTCTACGTAGCCGACCCGGACGTAGTGGAGCGCGACTACGAGCCGATTGAGCCACTGGTATCCGCCCAGCGCCTTGCCCCCCGGCCCTTGAACGGCACCAGTTTCTACCTCTGGGACGAGGCTCAGTGGCCGTTCATCAATACCGTCGTGCCGGAGTCGGGTGCCTTTTTCGTCTCCCTGTCAGCCCGGTTGAATCCGGGGGGTCGGCCGGGTGCGCAGTGTGCGATCTCCTGGGGCGTCTACGACCTGGACACCCGCGCCTACCTGTACGTCGACACCGGTCGAGTGAGCCTGCATCGTCAGGGCGGAGTGCCGGGCGTTGATGAGGCGGGGACTATCGCGGCTACGCGTCGGCATCTGGTGCAGGGACTGCCGCCGGGACACCGTGTGCAGATTCGGCCCGCCTATTCCCATGCGAACATTGACGCCGCGTACGTGCCCCGCATCATCTCCGGTGGCCAGATGGTCGTCGAGCCTGTTCCTGCGGCGACGGTGATGCCGGTGACCACCGACCAGTCCCGGCAGCCTAAATACCTGGCCTCGTCCTACACGCCGTTCCCCGTTGACGATCTCGCGGGCATCCGCGCGGTGGTCCCAGCGTCCGGGAAAATGTGGGTGTCCATCTCCGGGAAGATCGCCCCGGCGTCAGCCACCGTCGGCGATGACCTGTGGTACTCCTGGGTGCTCAGCGGCAGCACCGGGTGGAAAGACACCTGGTCCCACCTGTACAAACAAATCACCAGCGTGAACGCCTCCGCGGTCTCCGCCGCCACCCGGCGCACGCTTATAACTGGCCTTGTGCCAGGCGAGGTTGTGCGCATCACCCCGGTGTATGGCACAGACAGCAGCACCACCGTGACGACCTTCGTGGCGCAGTCTGGACAGCTTGCCGTCGAGCCGGTGGTCGAGGGGGAGGACACCCGTGTCCAGCAGACACTGCTGACGTATCCCGCCCCCCGGTACGCCGCCACCAGCACCTGGACCGATTACGCCCCCACAGACTGGGCCCCCATCACCACCACCGTGCCCGCCACCGGCAGCCTCCTGGTCAGCATCGGTGCCACCCTGTGGAACCAGGTCTCCGACACGGCCGAGATGCGCCTGGGCTGGTCCGTCAGCGGGGACTACGAATGGAGCGGTGACGGACTCCAGCAGGCCGTGACCATCTCCGGCAAAACATGGGGACTGGCTGCGACGAAACGCCATCTCCTCCAGGGGCTGACTCCGGGCTCCACCGTCACCATCACCCCCCGCTACTGGTGCAACGCCAACTCGACATACCCCAACGGCGAGCAGCTCGCCGTCATCGCGGGGGGCCAGTTGGCCGTCGAACCAGTCCGTCCGGGCAACGCCGCACGGCCCGGCACCCTCCCCGAGCACACCGCACGGATCCGTGCCGTGGCCTCTACTGCGGTACGTGACGTCCTCAATCCGGCCGACGGCGATCTCTACATCCTCAATGACGCTGAAATCGCGCAGGTGCGCATTAACGGGCGGTGGATGACCGTCGCAGAAAAGCGGCCTTACATCGTTACCCAGACAGATAGTTTCGCCCTATCGCCGACATCATCCGACATCGCCTGGGAATCTGTGCTGGCCCAGACGGACACAGGAATGTTCGCCTCGCAGGACACCATGGGAATCTATACCACCCGAGACGGACTGTACCAGATCAGTGTGAGCTGCCGCTGGGGCCAGTCGCTCACCCAGAACCGAATGTGGGTGAACGCTGGCGGCACGGAATTCCGGATCTGGTCTCAGGAATCGGTCTCATCGGTGGCGCAAGGGGCCACCGGAACAGTGCTTGCCTCACTGAAATCCGGATCACGCATCACGCTGGCGCTACGTGCTGGGCAGACCGGGACGGCAACGAATATCCGTATGTCCATCGAGTACAAGGGACCCACGCTCAACGGGAGATACGACAATGTCTGAACAGCTCGCCATCCCCTTCGCCGTGGACGCCTCCGGCCGAATCGCCAGCGTCACCAACCCCGACCGGCAGACAGCGCAGCGGGTGCGTGCCGTGGTGGCTACCGCGCCATCTGAGCGCGTCATGCAGCCCGAATTCGGCACGGACCTGCGGCCCTTCCTGTTCGCGCCGAACGACCCGGTCACACAAGAGGCGCTCCGGCATGCGGTACAGGACGCGGTCGCTCGTTGGGAGCCGGGAGCCGTTGTCTCCGCAGCTCGGCCTGTCGTCAACGACGACGCGGAGGGAATCGTGGACGTGCTGGTGGATATCGGCACCACCAATGCAAGCCCAGAAACTGTCACCTATCCCCAGGAAATCGTTGTCCGACCGGGTGGCCGGGTCGACACCTACTAATACAACACCCAGGCCCTGGCACAAAATGGGCATGTCGAAATGACGATCATTGACAGGAGTCTTCGTGGCGGAACAGACCAGCGCAGCTGTCCCTGCCGTCATCGACTACACCGCCCGGGATTTCGCGAGCCTGCGCGCAGCAATGCTCGATCACGCCACGCAGGTATTTCCCCAATGGACCGGCCGCGCGACCGCTGATTTCGGCGTCACGCTGATCGAGGAAATCGCCTATCTCGGTGACATCCTCTCTTACTACCTCGATGCGGCCAGCCGCGAGGCGTTCTTGCCGACGGCAACGCGCCGGGAGTCCATCATGGACCTGGCGCGGATGCTCGGCTACACCCCCGATGTGGCAACGGCCGCCGCAGGCACCGTGGTCCTGGCAACCGAGGCGAGTCAGGCCACTGCCGTGACCGTCCCTGCGGGCACCAAGATCACAACCGCGTTCATCGACGCCCTGGACCGTCCGCTGATCTACGAGACGACCACCGCCGTCACCCTGGCCGCAGCCGGAGGCTCAGCCAGCATCCCGGTGACTGAGGGCCAAACCGCAGGGATCACACCGCTGCTGATCGCCCGGGACACACCGCAGCAGCAGGAGATCCTCACCGAGGCCCTGGGCACCTCCACCGGGCGGCCGGAGCAGCGCCTGGTGCTTGCCGAGGGCCCCGCCCTGCACGACAGCATCCGCCTGTACGTCTCCACCGCCCAGGACGCCGTGCCCTGGCGCCGCGTCGACAGCCTCCTGGAATGCGGCCCCACTGACCTGGTGTTTGAGGTACACACCGCCGCCGATGGCCAGACCATCATCGTCCTGGGCGACGGCCTGGCCGGTGCCGTCCCCGCCGCAGGGCAGGCCCTGCACGCCGCGTACCGCACCGGAGGCGGCACTGTCGGCAACATCTCCGCCAACCAACTCATCGACATCGCAGATGCGCTGCCTGGCGTCTACATCGCCACCAGCAGCGCCATGACCGGCGGCCGGGATGCCGAATCGCTGGAATCGATCCGCACCAACGCACCCAGAGCCCATCGCACGCAGGACCGCGCGGTCTCGCTACGCGACTACGCCGACCTCGCCCTGGCCGTGCCCGGCATCGCCAAGGCCAAGGCATTGGCGACCCAGACCACCTCCGTCACCGTCCGCGTCGTCGGCGCCGCCAACGCCACCCCGGCCCTGGAGCTGCTGGACCGCGTGGAGCGCTACCTCCAGCAGCGAGCCGTCGCCGGAGTACGCGTCACGGTCGCCCCAGGCGACCTCGTCCGCGTCAACATGGGCAGCGAAGCCAGCCCGATCATCCTGGGCCTGTACCCCAACCACCGTGCCGCCGACGTCGCGCGGGCAGGCAGGCGCGCGCTGCAAGAGCTGCTCTCCGACGCACGCAGCGCCTTCGGGCAGACGATTCCCATCTCCCGTGTCTACCGAATGCTCGACTCCCTGCCCGGCGTCGAATACGTGAAGGTCCCGCTCTTCGCCAGGGCCGACGGCGTGCAGACCGGCGCCCAGGACATCCTGTGCCGCGACTGGGAAATCCCCGTGCCGGGCGACCTGTACCTCGTCACCGACGGAGGATTCTGATGCCCTCTCACTACCCGAAGGCCATCCGCAGGTGGCCCCAGCACGCCAATCAGCGCGACTACGTCATGGCGGAGCACGTCAACGAAATCCAGGACGAGATAGCAGGCATCAGCTCCACGCTCGGAGTCATGCCCACCGAATACCTGGACGCCAACGGCAACACCGTCTCCTACACCACCGTCGACTCCCGCCTGGACATCATCCAACGCGAACAGGAGCGGCTGCGCTACTACCAGGACGGACTGCTCGACGCCGCGAAGACCGGCTGGAACCTGCCGGTTTGCTCTCTGCGCAGCTCGGGCACCAGCATCCCGCAGACGGTGAACCAGGGGAATCCCAATCATCCGGTCGAGGACTGGCACCCCATCCTCTTCGACCGGGCGGTCATCGATCCGCTGGGGATGGCTAAGCAGCCGACGTACACGCTGACGTGCCCCAAGACCGGATGGTGGATCATCTCGGTGCGCACGATGATGTGGGTGCCCGCCAAGCGGCCCCAGACAAAATCAACCGACCATGCCATGTACACCCGCGTCAACATCGAGGGCGTTTCCAGGGACGTTGCCACCGACGGCGATTCGGCACCGCTTGGCATCTACGGATACCACCGCAACAACCCCGTGTACTCCGGGCCCTGGTATCAGGGCGAGAAGCTGTCGGTGGAGATCCGGCACATGGGCAACCTGCGCATCCCGGCGGCCAATCTGTTCGACCCGATCGGCCCGCAGACCGTGTTCACCTGGGCCGGGTTCACCTATATCCGGGCGCTGCCGCAGGACATGGTGACCCGGCCGGACTGGGACGCCGATCCCTTGACCCCCTGACCGGAGCTTCCATGGCACAGTACGGGCTCGATTTCTACGCCCAGTCCAAATACGGCACCGATGTCCGTGTCGAGTACAGCGTCGAGCCTGCCACCGCAGAATCCGTCGCCCCCTGTCAAATCCAGGTCACCTGGTCCCCGTCACGGGAGGACTCCTGGACCCGGCTCCGGCTGGTCCGCAACACTTTCGGCGTGCCCGGCGACGCAGACGACGGAACGGTGCTCTACGAAACCGGACACGAGGGCCTGGTGACCACCTACCTGGACACCGATCTGCTGCCCGACCGCCTGTACTACTACGCGCTGTACGTCTCCGTGCCCTACCCAGCCTGGTCGGCCGCCGCCTCCTACCGCGTCGGCGACTGCGTCACCTACAACGGCACCACCTACCTCTGCCAGCGCCCCACCAGCGGCAGCGCACCCTCCAGCGCATCACAGGACTGGCGGGCCACCACCAACACACTGGAATGGGTCCGAGCCGGTGCCGCAGCAGGACTCTCCGTCGCCGACCACCGCTACGCGCAGCGGATGTACTCCCTCCTGCCGCCCGCGTACCGCACCGCGCCCCAGGAGATCACCACGGAGAACAGCGGCACCAACGAGGACCTCACCGCGTTCCTCACCGTGCTCGGCCAGCCGCTGGACACCGCCAAAGGCCGTATCGACCTCGCAACCAGGCTCCACGACCAGCACACCACCTCCAGCACCTACACCGAGCGTGCTGCCGACATGCTCGGCCTGGAGCAACCGCTGTCTGCCCGGCCCCAGCTCCGTCGTGCCCGAGTCGAGAACGCCAGCCGTGCCGCGCGGGCGAAGGGCACCGACGCGGGCCTGCGGCAGCTCATCCACGACCTGACGGGTTGGGACTGCGATATCCACACCAGCCCCAACCTCATGGCAGACCAGGACCAGTCAGGCATGTGGCATCCGGCGCTGCCCTCCTGGTCTGCGGGCGTGCGCTACGCAGCGGGGGAGTACGTCACCTACGGAGGCCGCACCTTCCGCGCCCGCTCCTCCGCCCGACGCATCCCCGCCACCAGCCTGCTGCCGCCCACAACTACCCAGACACAAGGCACAGTCGTGGCTGAGACAGACAAGCTCGGCACGCGAGTCCTGGGCAGGAACCTCAAGAACGGCGACGCGTTCACCCTCAAGCTGACCGTCGACACCGCCGCCACCTACGACATCGCCCTGGTGTACACCACCGCTCCGAGCTACGGCATCTGGACCATCGCCATCGACGGCGAAACGCTGCGCACGATCGACGGCTACGCACGCACCCAGTCCACCGCCACCGCCACACTGGGCCGCCGCCAGCTCGCCGCCGGAGACCACGCCATCCGCATCGCCGTCAGCGGCGCCAACGTCGCCTCCAGCGGCTGGCAACTGGGCATCAACACCCTGAGCCTGACACCGACCGACCAGCGTCTGTCGCCGGTGCCTCCTGCCGGACACCCAGACAGCGGCATCTTCTGGGAGGAGGTCAGCGCGCCACCACGTGACTGGGGACTGGAGACGACCCCGGCCACACTCGACCCCTCCACCTGGTGGCTGCGAGCAGACGACACAGCGGCCCGGACCGTGCCTGGAACGCTGGGCAGCCAAAGCGGCATCACCCCACCTGATGGGCCACACAGCCAGTACGCCACGACCGCACTCGCCGCCACCGCGCCACGAGCCGCCTCCTACACCCTCGCCTCGATCGCCCCCGCGCAGGCTCGCCCCTGGGACGCGGCCACCGTCTACCGCGTCGGCCACCTGGTCACCTACCAGGGACGCACCTGGGAGGCGGTGGCCACCGCCTCCTCCGGGCAGGCGCCGGGCCAGGCCAAGGACTACTGGCGGCCGTCGCTGGCCACCGACCAAGGCGTCCCCGACCCGGCGCTCGTGGCCTCCGCCGGAGTGCCTCTTCCTCGCGTCTCTGCCTGGACGCCGGACCGCCTCTACCAGCCTGGAGAGATCGTCGCGCACGGGCGCGCCCGCTACGAGGCCATCACCGCAAACCAAGGCGAGCAGCCCGCGAACTCGGGGAGCGACCAGGGAAGTTGGGCATTCGCAGGAGCAGCTACGGAGCTGATTACCGCTGCCGTACACGCCCGCTATGCGGGCGGCACCACAATCAGCAACCTGGCCTGCGAAATCGGGTGGTACGACTCCACCGGACGCCCCCTTCCCCAGCTCACCGCCACCGCAGCAACAACCGCGGCCCTTCGAGACCCGTTCGATGTCGACCTCAACGACCTGGCAGGAACCTCTGTCGGCACCTCCGCCCAGAAGTGGACAACACGCGGAGGTACGTGGTCAGTCGCGGCAGGCATTTTGAGTACCACCCCCGCTCCTGCACCAGATGGCACCTACCTGACCACCGCCCTCACCCCCCAGCCCACCGGACCCGTCAGCCTCGCAGTCACCGTCCTGTCCCGGCCCACCGACCCCAGCGCCCTGCACGGCCTGGCCGTGCACGCCACCAGCAACGGCGGCGACTTCACCATCGCAGCGCGCGACGGCCTCTACCGCATCCGCAAGACCGATGGCGGCTACCAGGCCGACCAGCTGGCCACCTACCCACCGCTCGCAGACGGCGACCGCCTGATCCTCACCTACGACGGCGACCGCCTGATCGTCGTCAAAAAGGCCAACAACGACGACTTCAACACCACTGACCTGGCGCGCTACACCTACCCCTCCGCCCCCCAGACGACGGGCAGCTACGTGGGCCTCGCCGAGATCAAGAGGTAGCTGATGACGACCATGCCCATCACCGACCAGGCCCTGCTCCAGCCCCATGCCACCGCCCGACTCGCCTCCCGCACAAACGATTTAGAGGGCACGTTGATCGCACCCATCAGCGGATCGGCTCTCGTCGCCTCCGGAGGGCCTGGCGCCTCGTACAGCGACCTCGGCATCGCCCAGTACAACACCACCGCCGAGACCGTCCGCACGGCCCGCATGGACCCCGCAGCGCTCCAAGTCATCAACGCAGCAGTCACCGACACCAACAACGGCTGGCGGCGAGCCTCCCTCACCACCACCGTGCCCGCCGCAAACAGCGCCTACCCGGCCGCACGCTACGCCGAGGTGCGCCTGAGACTGCCCGCCCTCGCCCAAGGAGCACAGATACAGGTGGGATCGGCGATGGTCACCCGGCAGAACGCCGTCAACATCCTGCCCCGCGACGCCGCCTACCAGCTCACCTCCTGCTGCTACAGCGGCCCGACGTGCCGCACAGCCCTGTCAACCGACCGCGCCCTGGTCGGCGCACGCAGTCTCAGGTGCGAGCCGACGACTGAGGCACCCTGGGCCGGGCCGCAACCCACCGCGGCAGCCCTGGCACGCCTGGAGACCACCAACAGCTCCCTGATCGCCAACGGCTCCGTCGCCACGGAGTCACCCACCCCAGGCGAGCTGCTGGTCCACTTCTACGGCGCCGATCAGGCATTGCTCAGCACCAGCACCGTCACCACCTTCACCACCAACGGCGCCTGGGCCTGGTCGTCGTACCAAGGAACTGCCACACCCCCGGCGAACGCCCGCTACGCCGCAGTCACCATCCGCCTGCAAACCACGCAGCCCTTCCACTGCGACGCGTTCGGCCTTCGCTACCAGACCCTGCGAACAAACCGCCCCGCCGAGCCATACCAGGCCGCCCGCCACCTGACGATCAACCTGCGGGCCAACCGCGTCAACCTCGCCCGCAACCCCTCCCTCACCAACGACGCCGCAGGCTGGCTCACCTACCTCCCAGGCACCCAGCCAGGCACAGTCACCATCCAGTCCTCCACCGGCCGAGCACGGCCGGGCGCAGCGAGCTTCGCCGCGACGGCGTCCCCGACCGACCCGCCCGCGCCCGGCACACGTATCGGACTGGGCACCAGCGCCAGCTCCCAAGCAGCCGCCACCCCCCTGGAGATCATCACCATGGGGCGTCCACACACCCTGTCCGCGTACGTCGCCGAACAGCCGCAGAGCACGGTGCCTGTCCGCCTCTGGGTGGAAATCACAACTCACGTGCCTGGCAAGGGGCTGGTGCGCGAGATCTACCCGGGCGAATCCACGGCGGAAGCGCGCCAGACACGTGGAAGAACGGAGGGCGACTGGGTCAGGATCTCCCACATATTCACCCCACCGCCTGGCGTGCACCGCTGGGTGTCCGCGTGGGTGGGCCCTGACCCTGAGACGTACCACAGTGGCGCCGTCTGCTCCTTCTACCTCGATGACGTGCTCCTGGAGGAGGGCGACGTGCTGCGCCCGTACTTCGACGGCAGCGGCCAGAACCCGGATTACCTGTGGGAGGACTGGGATGTCACCGAGCACGCCCGGTCGCATTACTACCGCGAGCGCCGCACACTCCAGCGTCGACTGGCCGAGGTCCTCGGCGATCACATCGAGCACGGCACACCGTACGACCTGCGCTACGCCAGTGCACCACAGGCATAAGCATCAGATCGTCCCTTAAAAATTGAGAAGATATCGCGGAGGAAGGCATAAAATCCAGGGTGGAGCTTTCCCTCTGACTCAGGAGCAGCATGACTCAGCGCACTGTGGCCATCGCCGGAACCGGAGCCATCAGCAAGGCGGCCGTCTACGACCTACTGACCGACTGGCTTGGCTACGAAGAAAGCGGCGAGAAGTTCGTACCCACCCAGCGCGCACGGGATACGCATTTCGTTTTCCCGGCTCACCCTGACCTTATTTCGAGGACGCTCCAGCACGTATACAACTGGACAGGCCGCGCGAACATCGACTACACCACTATCTACGCGGAGAACCACACCGATGACCGGGGAGTGAAGCTCATCGTAGAAAATGCGGAACAGGCGCAGGCATCCCAGGGCATCGAAGAGATTTACGCGGAGATGCTCGCATACCTCCGTGAGCAGGAGGGCGACCGGACGCTGCTCATCCTGACCGACACCAACGGAGGCGAAGGCACAAACGCAGGGTGCGACGAACTCATCACCGCGGCCTCGACGGCGGGAATCGAAACGCTGGACCTCGGATGTGCTCTCATGCCCTACCCGGTACAGGCCGCCGCCGAGCGCATGATCGCCAGCCAGGAAGACGACGCCCCTGCCGAAGAGGGCAAGGACCTGATGCCTACGACGCGCAAGTCTGCGGGGGAAGCCGCGCCGGACATTGACGCGGACATCGCAGAGGCACACCGCTCACAAGCGCCGCACGCCGCAGGCGACCCAGCTACCGGGGAGTTGATACCGCTGCTGCGCCGTCTCACCGAGGTCGTCGAGAGCGTCCTCATCACCGTGGACAGCACACTCTCCGCAGACCTCACTGCGGAGCGCGACGCACTTTACGAGATAAAGGTGGCCCTGCGCAGTGCGGAGCCTGACGCCGATGCAGCAGCGGACCCGAAGGCTTCCCCTGCGGAGGCACCGGGCGCGGAACCGGATGTTGAGGTACGCCGTGGCTGGTACAACGAGGAGCTGGAGGAGTACCTCCCCCTTAAGGGGCGCCCGCGTAAGGGCGTGGAGATCCACGACATTGTGATGGATCACGCGAAGGGAAAGTGGGTCAAGTATCAGCCCAACAGGGGTTAGACGCATAGCAAAAGAACCTCGGCCGGGGAGAGGTAGCCGAGGTTCTTTTGCTTACCGGGCCAGAATAAGGTCCCCCTTCTCGAAAACGTGATTGCGCCAAGCGTCGTGCTGCGTACCAACAAACAACACCGCAGTTGGTGTGATGCGCGTCACTTTTCGCGACGGAATGAAATCAATGGGCCCAGTGTTTCTTTGGCCATCACCCACTGCGCGGGAGCCGAACCCTCCCTCTTCTATCGCTCCTGAGCTTGCGAAGGATGGGCGAAGCCCTCAAGGGGCTACGCCCCTATCGACTCGCCTAGCGGCTCGCGAGGGAACGTATACCAACTACCCTCAAAAAGATGGTCACCTGTTGAGGAGTTTCTCATCCCTTGCGTAGTGTGCGGAGCGCGCAAAACCGCACAGCAGAGAGGGAGGCACCGTTGACCAGCTCCTGGCAGCCACGTCGACTGGAGAAGAAACCGCCCCGCAAAATACAGCGTGACGATGACGACCTGAACCCAATGCAGGCCGTACAGGACACCCTGTGGAATCCTTCGGAGCCAGCAGACACCCAGTCGACGAAGGGCCTGGCACGCCCGGTGGAGGACTGGGGGGTCAACGACCTCGTCAACCACTGGACGCGGTGCATCTCCCGGGCGCGCTGGGCCGACCACCTCATCGGCCACACCAACCGAGGCGGGCTCGGCAAGACCTTCCGCGAGGCATTCGACGCCGGGCATGGCCCGGCCGCCCTCAAAGCCAGCATCGACCAGTTCTTTGCGAACCCCCGCTACCACACCGCGAAGAGGCCGTGGACCCTCTACCGGGCTGTCATCAACGACCTCCTGGCCCAAGCCGCGCCCCCGCCGAGGGCGGACCCGTGGGCAACCGCTGAGCAGCTGGACATCCCACGGGAAATCACCGAGAACTGGGGCGGCTACCACCCGACAACGCCCGACCCGTGGGCCGCGGCGGTGAGGCGGTGATGACCGTCAACTCCTCCTACTACTGGCGGCAGATGGGCCTGCCCGGCCGTACGTGGGGAATCAGGCTCGGCGACCTCGACGAACCGTTCCAGGAACTGATCGACCTCCACCTCGACTGGCCCAACCGCCACATCCCCCAGGACACCCCGCTCCACCAATTCCCCAGCGACCGGTCCCGACTCGGCAGAGGCGTGATGCTCTCGGGCGAGCCCGGCCGAGGCAAAACAACACAGGCATGCGCGGCACTGGTCTCCATCTGCCGCAAGTACCAAGTCGATGGACACTTCATCCGCTTCTCCGACTACGTCCAGTCCAAGACCAAGAGTTTCACCCTGCACAACAAGGTGGACAAGGGCCTCGGCGGCGAGGCCGCCATCGCGGAGACTGAGCGGTTCGCCGAACTCGAAACGCGCCTCTACACCGTGCCACTGCTCGTCCTCGACGACGTCGGCAAGGAGCACCGCACCGCATCCGGCTATGCCGCGCAGCAGGTCACTACTCTGCTGCGCCACCGGCACGACGCCATGCTGCCGACCATCATCACCACGAATCTGCGCGGTGGCGAATGGGCCGCCGTGTACGACGAGTCGACCGCCTCCTTCGCCATGGAGGCGTTCGACATCGTCTACGTCAGCGGCCCGGACTACCGCGCCGCAAGCACCTGAACTCACAGCGGACCACCACATCGGACGGACAGCCTTGGCGCACGTCGAGCACAAGCTCATATCCAAAATCATTACCTGCGGCGACCTGCGCAGCGCCATCGCCGCAGGTATCAAGCCCCGACACTTCCACGACCCCGATCGCCGAAGCGTCTATGCTTCTCTGCTCGCCTACCAACAGGAATACGGCTGTGCCCCGACGGCCGATGTGCTGCGCAAGGACTTCCCCACCTTCAAGCTTCTTGAAGTTGAAGAGCCACTGGCGTATCTGATCGACTCCATCCGCGAGACGAAGAGACGCGCCCTCACAGAGAAGGGCCTCACCCTCGCCGCGGAGACATGGGAGGAGGGCAACACCGAGGAAGCGCTGCGCCTGGTCCGGGAGATGCTCCAGACAATCGCGGACGACGTGCCGTCCGGCGTCGACTACGACTTGGCCCAGACCGGCGACGAGCGCCTGGAGCGCTACCAGCAGTACGCGGAACTCGACGGCGAACTCCGCGGGCTGCCCACCGGTTTCGACTTGCTGGACAAGGCCACTGGGGGACTTCAGCCTGGTCAGCTCATCGTTTTCACCGGTCTTGCGAAGTCCGGCAAAACGCAGCTCGCCATCACGGTGGCCCAGCACATCAACGCGTTGGGCTACACGGTGCTCGTCTTCTCCTTCGAGATGATCGCCTCCGAGCTGAGCGAGCGTGTTGACGCCATTGCGGCGAAGGTTTCCTTGACCAAGCTCCGGTCCGGCGACCTGGACAAGCTCGAATTCAAGCGGCTGGAGAAAGCCATCCGCAAGATGGAAGAGGCCGCCACACCTTTCGTCATCTCTGAGGACGTCAAGGCCACCACAACCCTTGGCTCCATCCAGGCAAAGATCGACGATGTCAAGCCCGATGTGGTTCTCATCGACGGTATCTATTTTCTCCGCGATGAAATCACGGGGGAGAAGATGACGAACTCGGCGCTCACCAACATCAGTCGTGGGAGCAAGCAACTCGCGCGAGCTTGCGGGATCCCCGTCATCGTCACCACACAGTCCCTCCGCTCGAAGCTGGGCGCTGGCGGTCTGTCCGCAGGCAGCGTCGGTTACACCAGCGCCTTCGAGCAGGACTGTGACGTGCTGATCGGTGTGGAAGCCACCGACGTCCCAAAGGAGTCCAAGCTCAAGATCATGGCCTCCAGAAATTGTCCCAACGATGAATTCCTTCTCGTGTGGGATTACGAGACGTCAACTTTCCAGGAGGCCAAGGTCGATTTCGGGTACGGGCAGGGAGGTGACGATGGGGCGGACGAGTGGTTCGATCGCCAGGCGGCATGACGACCTCATCCCTGGTGACGTACTCTCTGCCCTAGCTGACCTCGGCGTCGAGGTCTTGGGGGACGACGGCGACAACTACAAACTCCGTTGCCCCGCCCACCTGGAGCGCACCGGCAAGCACGACCGCAGGCCCTCCTGTTACATCCACAGCCACTCTGGCCAGTTCATCTGCTTCTCCTGCGACTGGGCCGGATCTTTCGCTCGTTTCGTTGCCTACATGCAGGGCACCGACTCGGCGCACGCGAATGCATGGATCGCCTCGAAGGGCACCATCGGCCGGGCTCTTCGGCTGCTCAAGGGAGACGACCGCCATAGCGAAGTCGAACCAGGGGAGCCGGTGTCCGAGGCGCAGATGGTTCTCTTCACCACGCCGCCGGAAGCCGCCAGACGCAAACGTGGCCTGACGCTCGACGCGTGCGAGAAATTCGGGGTCCGATGGGACCTGACCCGCCCCCGCCGCTGCTGGATACTCCCGATCCGCAGCGTGGACGGCGAACTGCTCGGCTGGCAGGAGAAGTCCAAGCGCCACTTCCGCAACTACCCCGACGGCGTAGCGAAGGGCACCTCGCTCTTCGGCGCCCACATCGACTTCGACGGCCCCCTCGTGCTGCTGGAGTCTCCTCTGGACGCGGTGCGTCTCTACTCCGCGGGAATCGACGGGGGCAAGGCGACCTACGGCGCTCACGCGTCGCGCGCGCAGATGGACCTGGCGCTCGGCATGGCAGACACCATCATCCTCGCCCAGGATAACGATTCGGCCGGGCGGTCTGCCCGCACTCAGCTCTACTACTCCTACCGCTGCAAAGGAAGCGTGCTCAAATACTGGAACTATCTGGACACGGGAGCAAAAGATCCCGGTGAGATGACCGACGAAGAGATCTGGGACTGCTACGACGCTGCGTACACGCCGCTCCGTCGGCGCCTCAAGCAATGCGCGGCATAACGACTAACACAAGTCCGGAGCTAAGGACGAGCCTTAGCAGGTGTTCACCGGAAAACTGCACCCATATCAGGAGGACGATTTCTCTCGCATAGTCGAGAGAGGAGCGATGCTGTGCGCCTACACCATGGGCCTCGGCAAGACAGTGCTGTCCATAGCCGTCATGGAGGAGTGGCTCGCCAAGGACGACGTCGACACGTGCATGATCGTGGTCCCCGCCTCCTTGAAATGGCAGTGGGCCGAATCGCTCGCCCGTTTCACTGACGTGCCGACCAAGCGGCGGCGGGTGGGTCGGGCTTCCGTCGTGGTCCCAGACGACTCCGCCTGCGTCGTGGTCGACGGCTCCAAGGCGCAGAAGGAGCGGCAGTACGAGCAGATCCTGGCACAGCGGCCCGAGTACGTCATCGTCAGCTATGAAGCCGTCATCCACGACTGGAAGCGCGTCCGGAAAATCCGGCCGGACGCAGTGGTCCTGGACGAGGCAAGCTTCATCAAAAGCTTCCGGGCACAGCGGTCGAAGAAGCTGAAGAGGCTGACGGCCAGCTATCGGCTCGGCCTGTCCGGCACCGTCATCGACAACGGCCAGCCCGAGGAACTTTTCTCGATCTTCGAGTGGATCGACGCGAGCGTGCTCGGCCGCTGGGACCTCTTCGACCAGGCGTTCATCCACCGCTCCCGCTCCGGCATCCCGGTCGCGTACCGCAACCTCCCGCTGCTGCACAGCAAGATCAGCGACGCCATGATCCGTCGTACCTACCGCGACGCCGACGTGGCCCCGTATATGCCGAAGGTGAAGGAGACCGTCCTCCCGGTCCGCCTCGGGCCACGCACCCTGTCCGCCTACGAGCAGATCGCCCAGGATCTGCTGAAGGAACTCGACAAGCTCGGTGGGTTCGGCACCCTCGACCTCGCCGCCGTGTACGCCGGTCGGGCGGAGAGCGGCACCACCGTGCAGGGACGCGTCATGGCCCGGCTCTCCGCCCTTCAGATGCTCATCAACCACCCTGAGCTGCTGCGGGATTCGGCAGGCGCCCACGCCGCTGGAGACGGCGGCAGCACGTACGCCGCACGCCTCGTCGACCGGGGCATCCTCGACGACGTCACCCGCTCGCCCAAGCTCGACGCGGTGGTGCGCTACCTGCGGAAGCGTCTGACGGCCGACCCCACACTCAAGGTCATCCTCTTCAGCTTCAACAAGGGCGTGTTGCCCGCGGTGGCCGCCGAGCTGAAGCAGTGGACGGCCGTCTACTTCACCGGAGACCTGACGGCGAAAGAGAAAGCAGAGGCGAAGGCCGTATTCGCCTCCGAGCCTGATGTCCGCCTCTTCCTCGCCAGCGATGCCGGTGGCTACGGCCTCGACCTCCCCGAAGCACGTCTGCTGCTCAACTACGACCAGCGCGACAGCAGCGGTGCCATGGACCAGCGCAACACCCGCCATGTCCGGGCCAGCAGCCTCTTCGAGGAGGTAGAGGTCGTCAACGTCGTGGCGCAGGACACGATCGAGGAACGCCGCATGGAGCGCCTGGCGATCAAGCGCCGCACTGCCAGGGCGATCCTGGACGGCCGAGGCGCCGACGACGACGGCCGGGTGCTCGCTGACGTGGAGTCCCTGCGCGCCAACCTCGTCCGGTCTCTGGATGTCCTGCGCCGCACCGCCTGATTGACGTCCGCGGCACCCTCTCCTCGCGGGGAACTAGCCAGCAAGCCTTGTTCCCCCCGTAAGACTGCACAGTCGGTTTCCGCCTGCTACTGGCACGTCCTCGCCCGGCCACTTTGGGCACCGCGCCCCGAGCAGCTACCAACAAGTGTTCAACAGATGTGAAGGTGTTGAGAAACTGTGCATCTGTTGTACTGTTCTTGTAGAGCCGCAGGGGGAGGCCAACGGCCGCCAATGGCACGCCTGGACATGCCCTGCCGCTGCCATCTAACGACCAGCGGGAGAATCCCATGGAGTTCAGCGACGCCCCTCTGGCGAGCTACGTCAGCGCCAACACTCCGGAGTCCGATTTCCAGCGGAAAGCGGCCCGTTGGGCCATGATCAGGGATCGCGTAGCAGCTCAGCAGATGCTCCTCGACTCCCTGAAGCAGGAGATGATCGAAGACCTTCGGGAGTTCGGTGTCCGTGACGAGAAGGGAAGCTACGCCCTCGACCTCGGCCGTTCCTATGAGGTGGGCGGGAAGTCGTTTACTGGGCTCAAATATCAGCGGAGCGTTACCCGAGAGGTGGACGAGGACGCGGCCTCCCGCATAGGGAAGGAGAAGAGCGTCTACGACCGTCTCTTCCCCCCTCGGCCTGTCTTTGACGCGCAGGAGGTCTACGTCCTCTTTCAGGAGGGCCTCCTGACCGAGGAAGAAGTAGATCAGGTCTTCCCGGAGAAGACTGTGTGGTCCTTTGTGCGAGTGGGGGGCAAGTGAGCCGCTGGGAGCGTGAATTCGCCGTCATCGCAGGCGGCCAGAGCCGACAGGCTCCTGGTTACTACCCGGGCTCATCCAGACGCATTCGCAGCATCGATCCGCAGACGATGCGACTGGTCGAGCCGACCAGTAAGCCAGAAGTTCTCTGGGACTCCAAGCCGCGCGTCTACCGGGTGGGCGGAGTGCTCCACGAGTTCTACTCCATCGGTCATCTGTCAATGGCGCTGAACCGTCAGCCGGTTACCATCCGCAAGTGGGAACGGACGGGGATCATTCCCGCCCCTACCTTCGTGGTTCGGGGAAAGACTGAGCGCGGCAACCGAAGGCTGTACACCAGGGCCCAGATCGAGGGCATGATCCGCATCGCCGAGGAGGAGGGCATCCTCCACCACGAAGGCGAAGGTATTCAGATCTCTGCTACCAAGTTCTCCGAGCGCGTGGCCCAGCTATTCGAGGACCTCTCGGCATCCGAAGGGGTTGACGCCGCGTGATTTACACCAAGCAAGTTACCGAGCGTTTCAATCTCGGCTCCTACGAACACATCGAAGTGACTGCCTCCGTCCAGTTCGACCCTGTTGAGGAAAGCATCACCGACGTTGAGGACGCACTCGACGCGATGCTTTCCCGCGAACGGCTGTTTGCAAAGAAGTTCACCACCGAAGAGAACTCCGTTGCACATGTCCACCCCGCGCTGACCAACTTGCACACCAAGAGGAGCTGACGTGCCCCGCACTGCCGCATTCGACGTTGATGACATTGACACCCGGCCCAAGCGCCGCCGCCACGCGGCCGACGACACGCCCCACGAGACGTATAACAACGTCGAGGCGCCTCGCAAGCGCCGCCGTAGTGAGACTGCGGCCGATGAGGAGCACAGCCACCGGACCAATTCGGCCCGCCGCAGCGCTGTTGCGGGGTGGGACGAGTTCGAGGCCGCGGCCAGCAGCAGCAACAACACCGACTTCGAAGCCAAGAACGCCCTCAAGCTGCGGGTCACCAACAGTCAGCAGCTCATCAAGATCCTCCAGGACGCGCCCTTCGACTCCTTCGGCCTGCACTACGTTCAGGAGATCAAGACAGGCAAGCGCAGCTTCCGCTGCGGTGGGGACAGCTGCCCGCTGTGCGATGACCTCGACCACTACGCCCGCAAACTGGCCCTGTTCAACGTGGCTTTGTTCAACGAATCGACCAACGAGTGGGAACACAGAGTCTGGGAAGTCGGCGTAAAGATTGGCCGGAAGCTCAAGGCCATCAATGACGACCCCAAGAGGGGGCCGCTGGACAAGGACAACCTGTATTTCGCCATCTCTAAGACAGGCAAGGGCACTAGCACCGAGTACCACCTGGAGACGGTCAAGGCGCGAGACCTCGACGAGGACTGGGACGTCGATGAGATCGACAGCAAGACCCTCACAACCCTCAAAGAGGTCATCTACACCGACCCGTGGGAGCGCTTCAGCAGCCCCCAGGAGCTGAAGCGAGTGGTGCACCGCCTCTTGGAGGACGATACGGAAGAGGACGACGAATAGTCGAACTCTCTGCAAGCGCGTCCGCTCAAGCCCGCCTCCCCGTGCTCCAGTTCCGACGGGATAGGGAGGCGGGCTTTTCACACCCGGAAGCACCCACATGCCCCACATCATCCTGAACAAGGAAGATCTCGCCGACGCCGTCGACTACTTCGGACAGCATGACGCATTCACCTTTGACGTCGAGACCGTCGGCCCTCACCGAAGCGTCCCCAGCCAGAATCAGGTCACCTGGCTCTCCATGGCCACGTACGGCACCGCGATCGTCATACCTATGGGCCACCCCAACGGCGACACGCTCATCTCCAAGGCCACCAGGAAAAAGAACCCCGCCACAGGGAAATTCGAGGCCATACCAGCCGTCTGGGACGAGCCCCCCACCCAGCTGAGGCCGAGCCAAGTATTCGAAGCTCTCCAGCCTCTTTTCTTCGGTGACAGATACCGCAAAATCGCCCACCAGGCAGCCTTCGACCTCGTAAGCATAGCCAAATACTACGACGGCCAACTACCCGTCCCCCGCTACGGCTGCACTCTCGTCGCCTCATGGCTGCTCGACGAAAACCGACTCAACGGCCTCAAGCCCCGTACCGAGGCGACCTACGGACACAAATACGACACCGAGAACGTCGGCCGCAAGGTTGAGATACACCCGTTCAGCAAGGTCGCCAGCTACGCACTCCTGGACGCTAAGTACACGTGGTTGTTGTGGCAGCGAATGGTGCCCCTTCTCCAGGCAGAGGGCCTGTCGCGGGCAATGAGTCTGGAGCTGCAAGTCCTAGAGATCCTCCTGGACATGGCGCTCACCGGCGCCCCAATCGACACAGAGGCCCTCCACGAACTCGACACCGACCTCACAGAGCGGATCGAGCAGATCACGGAGCAGGTCTACAAGGCAGCGGGCCGCGTCTTCAACATCAATTCCACCCAGCAAAAAGCAGACATACTCTTCGGAAAGAAGCGGGACGGCGGCCAGGGCCTCAAACCGAGCAAGCTGACCAAGGGAGGAAAGAAGAAGAAGCGAGAGGGAGCCACGCCCACCCTCTACGACTATAGCGCCGACGCCGAGGAACTCAAGAAGCACGACGACAATCCGGTCTGCGCTGCACTGCTCGAATACCAGGAAGTCAACAAGCTCCTCGGCACATACGTGCACGGGTACCTCGGAGACGAATCAGCTGGGAAACCGTCCATCATTTTCGAGGGGCGCATCTATCCCACCTTCAAGCAGTACGGCACCGTATCCGGAAGATTCTCCTCAGCAGAGCCCAACCTTCAGAACGTACCAGCACCCAACACAGAGCTGGGCAAGGCGGTTCGCGGCCTATTCGTCGCTCCGCGAGAAAGAGCGACAGTCGCCATGGAGGATCACCTCCGTGAAGTAGGCTGGAAACTGCTCATTGCAGACTACGGCCAGATCGAACTGCGCGTCATGGCCCATTTCCTCGGCTACGGAGCATGGTTCGACGGATTCCACGCAGGCATAGACGCACACACTGCAACGGCGAGCGCTGTTTTCGGTGTCCCCCCAGAGAGAGTCACGAAAGACCAGCGCAACGACTCCAAGACCCTCGCCTTTGCCACCCTGTTCGGTGCCCAAGCCCCGACGGTCGCAAAGTCGATGCGCGCCACCGTAGCCGAGGCCCAAGCGTTCCTCGAACTCCAGGAACGAAAAATGCCAGAAGTCGGCAAGTTCCGCCGCTGGCTGATCCAGGACGCCCTCACTCGCGAGATACCGCACATCCGCACACTCATCGGCCGCAAGCGCCGCCTCCCTGACCTTGCCAGTCCAGTTGACTGGATCCGGGAAAAGGCTGAGAGGCAGTGTCTGAACAGCCTCATCCAGGGTTCAGCGGCCGATATCAACAAAATGGCCATCGTGCGGATGGGTTACCTGTGCAAGCAAAACAGTGAATGGCTCCGACTTTCACTCACAGTCCACGACGAACTAGTTGTGCACTGTCGAGAAGACAAGGTCGAAGAGGGGGCAGTATTGCTTGAGAAGGCGATGACAGGGCCCGGAATCCAAGAAATGCTCAAGGTGCCTATCACAGCAGACGTCAAGGTCTGCGACAGATGGTCGGAGGCGAAGTAAATGCGAATGAACAAAATCTCCTTCGAGGCGATCCAGTCAGAGCTTTTGATGGATGCCTGCAAGGAAGTCGACACGGCGGTGCTTGCCAGTCTCAGGAGCCTGGGGCAGCCGGGAAGGAGCCCCGAAGTAATGGCGATGGAAGTCGCTGCCTCTCGACGACGCACGGCCGCCGTGGAACCGCTGAGCGAACTACTCGGTGTATATGCGCATCTTCTCACTCAGGGCCTGTTCAAGGTTATCCTTGACCACCCTGACCTTCATTCATTGAGTGACGAAGAGAAGGACGCGTTTCTGCGCGACCAGGCAGACCTCTGCTTTGCAACGTCAAGCGCCATTCTTGCAAATCTCTTCGACAAGAAGATCATTCGATACACGAAAATCGGGGAGTGCTGTGGTGAGTAGTTTTTGGGCACGAGCAGTCAGCGGATCCCTCGCCCCGCCGACGACCACTCCTGCGCAGGCACAGCAGACTCCTCTCAAGGCGCAGTCAGCCTCCGACATGTCCCGGTGCCCCAACTGCCGCTCAGGGAACTACATGGCGGCGCCGAATACGCAGAACTACCGCTGCTACGACTGCGGATACCCCCGGCTCCAGTCGACATCGGGAATGATCGCCTCCTCCTCAGACGGCCCGCCCCGCCCGGCCCGAGGGCAGATCTCAGGCAGCGCCTCACTCAACACCATCATCGGCCGCGTCGGATAGGAACGAAGGCATCGCATGACCCTCATCGACACCAACGGCGACCTCGCCGACCCGTACCAGGCGTACATCGCAAAGAGCCGCTACGCCCGCTGGCGCGATGACCTCGGCCGCCGAGAGACGTGGACTGAGACGGTTGACCGCTTCTTCCAGTTCATGACGGGACACCTCAAGGAGAAGCACGGCTACACCCCAGAGAAGGAGCTGGCCCACCAGCTACGCGACGCCGTACTCAACCACGAGGTGCTGCCCTCCATGCGCGCACTGATGACGGCAGGGGAAGCCCTCGATCTGTCCAACGTCGCCGGGTACAACTGCGCCTACACGCCGATCGATGACATTCGATCCCTCTCGGAAGTCCTCTTCATCCTGCTCAATGGCACTGGGGTCGGTTTTAGCGTGGAACGGCGCTACGTCGACAAGTTGCCGCCCGTCGCTCACCCCCGACTCGACCTGAGCACAGTGCTGCGGGTAGGGGACAGCAAGCAGGGCTGGGCGGAGGCGTACGCCCAGCTACTGGATCTGGTCTGGCTCCAGGGACGTATACCGACCGTCAATTACGACCGCATCCGGCCCGCAGGGTCCCGCCTGAAGACGTTCGGAGGCCGGGCCAGCGGGCCTGAGCCGCTGCGGGATTTGTTCGAGTTCACTGTGGAGTTGCTGCGTGTTGCCCAGGGCCGGAAGCTGCGGCCGATCGAGGCTCATGATCTGGTGTGCAAGATTGCGTCGGTGGTCGTGGTTGGCGGTGTGCGCCGGTCGGCGCTGATCAGCCTGTCCGATCTCGACGACCAGGAGATGGCGCTGGCCAAGTCGGGGGAGTGGTGGGAAAGCCATCCCTATCGGAAGCTGGCCAACAACTCCGCGGTCTACCACGACGGCGTCACCCGCGAGCAGTTCGACGCCGAGTGGCGGATGCTCAAGGACTCCGGGAGCGGGGAGCGCGGCATCTTCCACCGGGACGCCGCTCGCCGGATCGCGGCCCGCTGGGGCCGCCGGGAGCCCAGCATCGAATACGGGACCAACCCGTGTTCGGAGATCATCCTCCGGCCCCGCAGCTTCTGCAATCTATCCACCGTCGTGGTGCGTCCGCAGGACCGCCTCGCCGAGCTGAAGCGCAAGATCACTTTGGCTGCCATTCTCGGCACCTGGCAGGCGACCCTGACCGGCTTCCCCTTCCTGCGTGAGGAGTGGTCACGCAATGCCGAGGAAGAGCGACTGCTCGGCGTCTCCATGACCGGCATATTCGGCAACCGGCTTCTGACGGACGGGCGCGGCCGGGAGCTGAAGAACCAAGTTCTGGAGCTTTTGCGCGATGAGGCCCGCGTAGCGAACGAGCTGGAAGCCGAAATGCTCGGCATCCCCGCTGCCGACGCCATCACCGCCATCAAGCCCGAAGGTACTACGTCCCAGATGGCGGATGTGCCTTCGGGCCTGCATCCGCCGCACAGCCGCTACTGGGTTCGCACCGTGCGCAGCGACGTCAAGGACCCGATCTCCGATTTCCTGATCGACGCGGGCGTACCGCATGAGATGGACGTTCTGAACGACCAGAACCTTGTTTTTTCCTTTCCGCAGCAGGCGGCAGCTGGTTCGAGGACACGCGATAATATCTCCGCGATTCAACATCTGGATCTCTGGCTCGATTACCAGCGTCACTACTGCGAGCACAAGCCGTCAGTCACCATCTCTGTCCGAGGCAGTGAATGGGAGGAGGTCCGCGACTGGGTGTGGAAGCACCTGCATGAGCTGTCGGGTGTCGCTTTCCTCCCGTACTCCGACCACACCTACGCACAGGCGCCCTACCAGGAATGCGACTACGCGACGTACCGTCACCTCACCGACCAAATGCCCCGCCTGGTGTGGTCGGACCTCGTCTTCTACGAGGGGTCTGATCACACCACGGGTAGCCAGGAGTACGCCTGTTCGGCAAACGGGTGCGATGTGAGATAGGAGGTGGCGGAGCTGTGAGGGACATTCATCTGGCCATTGCGGCAGTCCTTGAGGAAGTCGCGTCCGGACTCGAAGAGCGCGTCGAGTACTGGTCGTCGACCTATGCGACAGGGGAAGACGCTGGGAGGGTTCAGGTGCTCACCGAGATCATCGATGAGCTGCGCCGGGTCGGTGTGGAACTTACAGCGTAGCAACTCCTGTTGGAAAGTCCCCCGGGCTTCACATGCCCTGGGGGCTTTCCGCGTTGACGTTCTTTACTTTTTCGTGATCCAGGGGAGTAACTCTCCGCAAGGACATTGCTGGTGACTCCCGCATAGCCTCTCGGCATTGCCGTGACAGACGTTTGCTTCGTATCTGTCAACAAATGTGGGGAGGTTGCGCGGATGGCTCTGACCGATGAAGCGGTCGCGCTCATGGCACGGATCAACCGGCAGTACGGGGAGGGCTCACTCGTGCTGGCCAGTTCCCTGATGGACTCGGGGCAGCTGCCCACTGGAATTCTGAGCCTGGACCTCATTCTGGGTGGCGGGTTCCCCCGCAATCAGTGGAGCGAGGTCATCGGGATGGAGGGCTCCGGGAAAACCACCGTCTGCCATCAGACCGTCGCATACAACCAGCGCCGCTCTGAAGACTTCGTGACCTTGTGGATCGCCGCCGAAGCCTACGACTCCGACCAGGCCAAGATGCTCGGTGTCAACACTGCCAACGTCATCGTTCACGCCACGAACCGGATGGAAGAGGCGTTCCAGGTCATGATCGACGCGGCGCGGGCCCGTGCCGTCGACCTCATCGTCCTCGATAGCTACCCGGCCCTCGTGCCGGACGGCGAAGCGGAAAAGGACATGGACGAGGCGTCTATGACGCTCGGCGCCCGGCTCGTCGGGAAGTTCTTCAGGAAGATCGGCAAGGAGACCGGCAAGGCGATATCCGGCACTCAGCGGCCGGTGACGGGCCTGATCATCAATCAGTGGCGGGAGAAGATAGGCGCCCGCGCTATGCACGGTCAGGTCCCCAAGACCACCCCAGGCGGTCTCGCTAAGAATTTCGCGTACTACTGCCGCCTGGAAGTTGCTCGCGCCGAGTGGATCGACGAAGCCCGTCCCGGCAAGGGCAAGGCCCGCGTCGGCCAGGTATGCAAGTTCAAGACCATCAAGAACAAGCAGATAGCCGGACAGAAGGTCTCGCAGTCCGACTACTACTTCGAGGACGCGGCTGCACTCGGATTCCGGGCCGGGGAGTTCGACACCGTCAAGGACCTCATCACGTGGTCCGTTTATTACGACGTTGTCGCAAGGCGCGGCGCCTACTTCTCCTATGGCGAGGAACTGCGGTGGAAGGGCAAGGAGGAGATGCTCAGCGCCATCCGGGAGGACGCCGACCTCCAGGATGCCCTGACGGCCGCAGTACTCCAGGCCGCGGATCCGCGCCAGCGTGAGCTGGAGGCGGCGTGACCAGGGGCGGCCTGAAGAAGTCCCAGGCGCAGGAAAAGGCTCTCGCCGCCAAGTATCAGGGCGTGGTCAATCCGGGATCGGGAAACGGCTGGCTCCACAAGAATGACGTGCGGTCCGCGCGGTTTTCGTTCGAAGCCAAGACCACGGAGAAGAAGTCCTACTCGCTCCGCCTGGACGATCTCCTCAAGGCTGAGAGGAACGCCCTTATATCCGGCCGGGAAATGGTCTTCGCCGTAGAACTCGGCGGCCGTAACTGGATGGTCATCAGCCAGGAGACTTTCGACACCCTCCTGGACGCCTAGTGGCCCTGTATTCACGCAAGGCCGCACCCGACTGGAGCGCTGGCGACGACTCCTGCAAGGAGGCCAAGTGCCGAAAATTCCCGACGCCGCACACGAATGTCACTGATCCCTGGTTCGACGACATGGACCACGCCGCCGACATCTGCAACGGAACCAATGACGGCGTCGTCTGCCCCATGCGGGACAGCTGCCTGTACCAGGCCCTCGCCAACTGCGAGCGCTTCGGCTGCTGGGGAGGGCTCAACCAGCAGCAACTCGGCTGGATGCGCAGGCACTACAGAAGGCTCCCCGACAAGTGGACGGTCGAAAACGCCCCGCCGCTCAGCCTCTTCGACGAAAAGGCAAGAGCAAAGTGATCCCCGGAGAAGAGTTCTGGTCCCGAGTACACAAGACTGATGGCTGCTGGATATGGACCGGGGGCAACCGAGGCAACGGATACGGCACCTTCTGGGCCCAGGGGAAGCGCTACTACGCACACCGATACGCCTACTATCTGGCCTCCGGAAAGATGCCCGAAGGAATCATCCTCCACGCATGCGACAACACCATCTGCGTCCGCCCTGATCATCTCTCGGAAGGGACGCAGGCCGACAACGTCATCGATATGTGGCACAAAGGACGCGGAGTGCCCCCACCGCGTCACGTCGGCGAATCACACCCCTACGCCAAGCTCACTGAGGAAACCGTCCGACAGATACGCCAGCAATACGACAGCGGCCACTACACCCAATCCGAACTAGCCCGCGCACACGGAATAGGCCGGACAGCCGTAGGCTGCGTCGTCCGCCACGAAACATGGCGCCACGTGGGCGATCCTCAAACCACAAAGGCAGCAGCATGAAGGCCCACCAAAGGCGCAATCCCTCCCTCGCCGACCTCTTCACCAAGACCACTCCTCAGACCTTCCTGACCAAGGCGAAGGCACATCTCCTCGACAAGCACGCAAAGGACAACAGCCGCCGCCAGGACATCATCCACCCCTCGGAGGTCGCCAAGGCTGACTGGTGCCCCCGAGCCACCTACCTGCGCATCGAGACCGGCATCCACCACAAGCAGAAGTTCGGGTTCCAGACCCTGAACATCTTCGACAACGGGCACGCAACCCACCGCACGTGGCAGGACCGCGCCTGGGAAATCGGCTGGCTGGAAGGGAATTTCAGATGCCTCAACTGCGTGCAGACCTGGTGGGCCAAGAGTCCTGCTGCGTGCGACCGGTGCAGCTCAACCGCACTTGAGTACGCCGAAGTCCCTCTTCGCGCCATCGCCAGCCACCGCATCGCAGGACACGCCGACGGCCTGCTCGTCCCCATCCGCAAGATCCTGGAAATCAAGACGGTCGGAGAGGGCACCTACCGCTACGAGCACCCCCAGCTCCTGACACGGCACACCCACAAAGACGCAGACGGCCGACCCTACGTAAACGCCAAGGGACTGTGGAGAGACACTCGCACCCCCTTCCCCTCCCACATCCGGCAGGTGCAGATATACATCTGGCTCGCCAACACATTCATGGGACTCGACGTGGACGGCGCCGAGTTCATCTACGAGTCGAAGCTGACGCAGGACGTCAAAAGCTTCACCGTCAAGGCGAACTACGACGTCATCGCAGACCGCATAGCGACGTGCCAGGAAATCAATGAGCGGCTCGGAAGAAACGATCCGCCTGCCTGTCCCAAGGGCGGCTGCAAAGAATGCAACGCGTACGAGGAGAGCGATGAAGGCGTTCCCGGACGACAGCGCGGAGCCAACTCTGGCACAGCGGACAGTGCGGCGCCTTCGAGTGAAGGGCCTGAAGCTCCCTCAGCGCCCCGGCGAGGACGCCCCCGAGCTACCGCCGGACCTGACGGAACTTCCCGACGACGCCCTGATGCAGACCTTCGTGGAACTGACCAACTGGAGCGAGTTCGCCGGAACTCGGCTCGCCCAAGCCGCAGTCGACGAGAAGCAAGCTGAGACCAACCTCGAACGCTACCGAGCCCTGGCGGCAGTCAAAGCAAAAAGCGAGAAGTCCGTGACCGCACAGAAGGCCGCAGCAGCAGCAGACCCGCAAGTCCACCAGTTCATGGACGCCTACAACACCGCCTATGCCACCCGCAAGCTCCTCGAATCCATCTACAACGGACTCAACGCCAAAGCCGCGGTCGTCTCTCGCGAACTCACCCGACGCGTCGGACGCAACGACCGGGAGACTCGCGCACAGCGCTGGTCCTCGTGAAAGGAAACGCCGGTGAACAACGGACAGATGTATCTCCACAAGGACCTCCAGAAGCTCGCCGTCCTCCGCAGCTCGAAGACGAACTCAGCGCTCCGATCCGCTTTCGTCTACAACCTGGGCACCGGCCGCCGGACCGCCGTATCCATCCGTCCCGAAAACCTCACCAAGAACTACCGGCCCATCTCCAACTGACCACCGGGAGCAAGACAATGCCCACACGATTCCGCCTCAGCACCCTCGGCACTCGGCACCACCTCATGGTCGACGCCACCACGGCCTCCGGGAGCGTCGTACAAAACCGTGCCCTGGCGTGCAAGGACACCAGCCTCGCGCTGTCCCTCGTCCTGGACGAAGGCGACCTGAAGCGCCTGCGGGCGGCCGTACAGGTCACCGACGTTGCCATGTGGAAGCGGCAGCTCGAAGACGCCACAGCGGAGATGGACCGGCTGCGCGCGGAGCTGAAGGCGGCCCAAGCAGAGCGAGACGCCGCGCGCGCTGACGCCATCTGCTCCAAGTCGGCCTACGACCGCCTCCTGGAGCAGTGGGAGAAGCAGTGATCACTCACCTCAGCGCCACTGTCTGCGCCTGCGGCTACGAGATCGACGCCGACGAAGAACGCCAGTACATCGACGGTGAGGCCCTGTGCACAGCCTGCCGCCTGGAGCCCGACATGGACACCGAACTGCACTGGAAGGGCGTTTAGATGAGCAAGCTGGGCCGATCCCTGGTGGCACCCGGCCAGGTCTGGGCCGACGCCGACAGCCGTCGTCGCGGCCGAACCGTACGCGTCGAAGAGGTCCACCCGAACCGCGTGGAGGTCGTCGTCCTCACCAATAGCGACCGAACGCAGCGGCGCGTCGACTCCGGCTCCACACACTTGGACCAAAGAGGCCGCACATCCCGCATTCTCCGGACCCGCTTCACCTCCGACTGCTACGTCCTGCTCAGGTCCCCGTCAGCAGCCCTGCGCCGACTCCCTAACACCTGCATAGACCTGGCACGCCACAACTGGCAGCCCACCACCGTGGCCGCGCCAGGCACCCCCAGGGCCCACATCGTTCTGGTCTGCCTGAAGTGCAGTGCCCATACCACACGCAGGTCGCCCTACATCCCCGGTGCCGTTCTGAACGGGGACCTGGCCGCATGAGACGCATTCGCACAGATTCCTCGGAGGTCTACTGCGTCGTGCGCCGCATCACCTACAAGTGCGGAACACAGCGCCGTCTCCGGTATGGGCCGTACGCGAGCCTTGCCTCGGCGCAGTGGGTGCTTTCCATGCTCTACCGCGACCGGCCCTACGAGGGTCCAGAAGAAGTGTCCTACGACCATCACCTGGAGCGTGCGGCCATCCAGTGGGAGAAGGTTTAGTGACGTATCCGTTCATCGGGATCGATCAGTCTTACTCTGGTTTCGCCCTGGCCATCTACTGCCATCCCAGCGAGATTTACCAGACCAAGACCAGCAGATGGGAAGCGAAGAATTTTGCCTCCCAGTCCGACCGGCTCGCCAGAATATTCCGTGATGTGCAAATGATGCTGTCCGGCGTCTGCTGCGCTTTCGGAGGAGTCTCCGCAGTCGCCCTGGAGGGCTACTCTCACGGATCGAAATACCAGCGCGAGGCCCTCGGAGAACTCGGTGCGACCGTCAAGCTGGCCATCTCCGAGATTGCTGGCGTGCAGCCCTGGCGGCGACCTCTTGTCGTTCCCCCAACCACCCTCAAGAAGTTCGTCACGGGAAAGGGAAATGCCACGAAGCAGGAAATGATCGCCACCGTCTCCCACAGATACGGCGCCATTTTCCGCGACGACAACCTCGCCGACGCCTACGCCCTGGCACGCGTTGCCTCCGCCGTCTACACCGGCAGAGGAACCCCGCAAGAGATAGCAGCAGTGCAGCACCTCAAACCCACAGGAGCTTCGCCATTGCAGCAGGTGGCGTGAAGAAGGCCCCCGCTGACAGCGGGGGCCTTCCCGTTACCACAAAAAGAACCCTCCTACCTACTCTCGAAAGCGAATAGGAAAGCGGCTGCTTGAGGGCGCAGGAGGCCATCGTGAGCGAGCACATCATTTCATCCGGGCAGTTCCCCACCATGGGTAAGTCCATGGCCCTGGCGAGCACCTACGTCCAGCCCCAGGGCGGTACGCCCGTGAAGAAGAACGGCAACGCCAAAGGCGGCAGCCCCTACCCCGAGCCCGCCACCGGCATCCGCAGCCGCAAACTCGACCGCACCGGACCGGGCCCCATCAAGGCCGACCGGCACGTCTCCAACGTCCCCGTCGCAGGCGCAACCGGCCGCGCAGTCACCCACATTCCCACCAAGTTCTGCTTCGACACCAGCGGGAGGTGACCGTGCTCCCCCTCCTCCTGGCCGCCGCCCGCACCGCCCTGCCCACCCTGGGCCGGGCCACCGCCACCGAATCAACGGGCGCCGCAGCCCGCCTCCTCAGCGCCGCCCAGTTCGGAACAGCCCTCGCCCACAGCCAAACCGACCCCCCGAACCCGCCGACGGAATCCAACCCCGTCTACACACGCTAGGAGCCGCCATGGCCCTCGGAGACTTCAGCTCCGGCGTCCTTAACGGCGCCCAGTTCGGCAAGGTCGGCCGCGAGCTGTCCAACATGGCCACCGGCACCCAGCCCATGGAACGCACCTCCATGGCAGCCAACATCATCGGCGGCCTCGCAGGAGCCGACACCCAGTACCGCTCCGGCGTCCTGGCACGCATCAACGAAATCCAGAACGAGGCACGCACCCGCGGCATCACCCCGGACCAGGTCGTCAAGAGCCGCCAGAGCCAGCAGACCGGCATGGACACCGTCACCCGCTACGCCGGGTCCAACCCCGTCCGCAACAGCCAGGTGCGCGCGACGTGAGCGACCTGTACTACTCCGCCCCCTACCAACTCCCCGGCGCAGGCAGCGCAGTTGTGGGCGGTGGAGGCAGCACCCACCTCACCGGCGCCCAGACCATCTCCCAGGCACGAAGGAACCTCTCCGCACCCCGCCTGGGACAGGCCGAATACCCCGACGGCTATCTCGGCACCGTCACCTCACGCCGCGCCGACCGGCTGGCCAACTCCGGCGCACGGACCGCACAACGCAACAACAACCGGCCCACCACCAGGGGCATCCACAAAGGCACCCGACTCAGCGCCGCCGACTACCAGTGGCCCGCCGACTTCCACCCCATGACCGGGATCGAACACCAACTCCGCGGACGCCGATGGACCGCCACCGGCAACCCCGAAGGCACACCCCTGCGCAACCCCACCAAGACACCCGGCACCGAAGACCAACCCCGCACCGACCTGCGATCCCTGCTCCCGGCCTGGAGGTAGCCCGTGGAATACGCCCCCCGCCCCTGGTCGACCAGCCGTGAGCAGCAGGTCGACGACACCCTCGCCGCGCTGACCCGACCCGTCGCACAGGGCACCTGGAACCCACCGAAGCCTGTGTACGGCACCCACGGCAAGCGCTGGTTCGCACCCACACTGGCCGACGCCCTCAACGTCGACTCCGTGTATCCGCCACCGCAAAGGGAGCACAGCCATGCCGGATAAGCCACGCCAGCCCATGAGCATGTTCGACCGCAGACGAAGCGGCCGGGGCGACAACGTCAAGGTCACCATCGACGAGCGCCTCCTGGCCCAGTCACGCCTGGCGAACGTTTTCAACGACCGCTCACTCCTGGGATCCACCAAGCGCCTGACCGCCCCCGTGCCCCGCAGGAAGATCGAGAGCTGATGGCATACATCCCCCGAGCCCCCCTCACCACCGAACTTGGCTACGGCGCCTGCGACGGCACGATCCGCAAGGCCGCCCCCAACCGAGGCGGCTACGTCGAGCGCCTCACCAACGAGTCCCGATCCGACACTCTCGAACCGCGCACGTTCGGATCCCTCGGCCTGGACGAGGATGCCGCAGCCGCCCGCACCTGCCGCTACCCGCAGAGATCCCACCAGTACGCGTAAGACCCCAAGGAGCCCCATGGGCACACGATGGATACCCGGCGCCGAGCGGATTGGCAGCGGCCGAATCGGTGGTGCCATGGACACCCCCAGCCTCCCGCCCCGCGTCGTCTGGCACACCACAGAATCCGGCGCAGGCAGCGCAGCGTTCGACGACGTCGCCGCCTACCTCTCCAACATCAACGCCGAACCCCACATCCTGTACGACCCCACCACCGACCGCATCGGACAGTACGGGCCGCTGGATGAAAGCGCCCGCGCTCTGAAGAACGACGACTCCAGCCGCACCAACCGCACCGGATCCGTCTGCATTCAGATCGAGGTACTGGCCCGCGCCAGCAATCCCTTCACCAACTACTGGCGCCCAGGGCCCAATTGGCGCGCCCTGATGGCCGCCATCCGTTCCTGGGACGTCCCCGACACCTGGCCCATGGGCCCTCCCGCCGCAACGGCAGCTGCCGCCCACAACCGCAACCGATCAACCTGGCTCAACCGCGGCGGCCATTACGGGCACTGCCACGTCCCAGGCAACGACCACTGGGATCCGGGCGCGATCAACACAGCAGCGCTCTTCGACGCAGCTGGGGGAGGAGGCCACGGCAAGCCGACCAACCGCACATGGATCGTCCGAGCCGGTCAGACAATGGCGGCCATCGCGGTCGCGGCAGGCGTCTCCCTCGCCAGCCTCATCGGCGCCAACCCGCAGGTGAAGAACCCCAGCCACATCCTGCCCGGCCAGGAACTGCACCTGCCCCAAGGGGCGCGGCCCAGCCAGCCGGACAACCCCAAGCCGCCGCCCACCCACGACAACACCGGGCTCGGCACCTACCAGGTCACCATCAACGGACTCGCCTACGGACCAGGCGCCTACGGCACCCACATCACCACGCTCGGGCAGGCCCTCGTACGCCGTGGTCTGGGCAGCTACTACGCCGTGGGCCCCGGCCCCCGCTGGACCACAGCAGACACCCGCGCCTACGCCGCCTATCAGCGGTCACTCGGATACCGAGGAGCCTCTGCCGACGGCATCCCCGGCCCCGCCACCCTGCGCGCGCTGATCGGCACCACCAGCGCCAGCACCTACCCGGGACGCTCCGCCGTCCGCTACGGCACGAAGGGCCCCCAAGTCCTCCAGGTCGACCAGGCCCTCATCCGGCACGGATACGGCCATTACCTCACCTACGGGCCCTCAAGCTATTACGGAAAGACAACCCGAGCCGGGGTCAAGGCATTCCAAGAAAACCAAGGATGGCGCGGCACCGACGCAGACGGAAACGTCGGCCCCGTCACCTGGAGGAGGCTCATGCGATGATCGAATACATCAAGAACAACCCCATCCTCACCCGCACCGTCGTAGTAGGACTGCTCACCGCTCTCGTGCATTTCGTCCCGGCCCTTGCAGGCGTCGAGGCCAACGAGGCAGTGATCGGAGGACTCAACACCCTCCTCGTCCTCATCGTCGGACTCGAATCCCGAACGAAGGTGACCGCAAAGCAGCACGTCCTCGTAGACGCGCGCAACGAGAACTGAAAACAGGGGCCCCGACTAACTCCTAGTCGGGGCGCCTCCATACTCTCGAAAGGTCTCGGGCGGAAACTCGCGGGAGAGCCGAGACGGCCCCTATCCCCAACGTTGGGTACCGAAATGACTCGCAAGCTCGCCCTAGCGATTGTCCCCGCCATCACCGCCACAGCAATCGCACTGTCAACCGGCACTGCGACCGCGGCTTCGACCAAGACCTACACCGTCCGGCCCGGCGACACCCTCAGCCAGATCGCGCAGCAACAGCTGGGCTCATCAACGAAGTGGCAGGCCCTCTACAACGCTAACCGGGAATCGATTGGCCGCGACCCCGACGTCATCGTCCCCGGCCAGCAGCTCCGCCTCAACGCCCCCAGCGTCCACCAGCGCCCCCCGACGCCGACCACCTCGATCATCCGGTGGGACAAGCTCGCCCAGTGCGAGTCAAGCGGCAACTGGCACATCAACACCGGCAACGGCTACTACGGCGGTCTTCAGTTCTCCCTGGCCACCTGGCGCGCCTACGGCGGCTCCGGCATGCCGCACCAACAGACCCGGGCCGAGCAGATCCGCATTGCAGAGAACGTCCTGCGCGGGCAGGGCCCTGGCGCTTGGCCCCAGTGTTCTTACGCCGCCGGATTGCGGTGACGAAGCTCTCGGCCTACCCGCGCGCCTCCTCCTGCACGCACGCACCGCCCGCTGAAGAGCTTTGATCGCGGGATGCAGCATGTCCTCCGGCATGTACAGCACGCGTCCGTCTGCGAGTTCAGTGCCATCCAACCGATAGAGAAGGTCATCCCAGTCGATCGGCGCCTCTTGGTACCAGCCATCAGCGATCTCGTAGGCTGCCTCGATGATTTCCTCAATGATTTCCGCGGCGGACTGCGGCGTGAATTCTTGTGGCATGAAGAGGACGGTAAGGGCGAAGAGTTGGGATGTCGACCCGGACCTTATCGCCATTGAAATGACGCTTAATTAAGGAGTGAAAGGGATTAACGCCGACGGGGAACGCGGACGTACGGTGGCAGGCGTAATCTGACGCCGACCAGAGGGCTCCCCGTGGCTGAAGAAAAGGTACGACTCCTGCTGTGCATGGAGTGCAAGACGATTGAAGAACTCCCCGATTACCAGGGGAACTCTCGTGAGGATTTCCTCCTGGAAAACCTCACGGCACGGCACGTGTACCCGGACGGTAATCGCCACGTCGGCCAGCTTATGTCCATCTCTAAAAAGCACTGGCAGAACCCGCACTACAAGGACGAGGTCGTCAAGAAAATCACCAAGCATATTGGCGGCGAAGCCTCCGAAGGACTTGGTGTTGACTTCTACACCACCAAGAACACCTTCCAGGAAGACGCCATGGTCTGCTGGAAGAAGCACAACCGGACCCTCGATTGCGGAGACTTCCGCAGCAAGAGGGTCATGCTCACCCCCGGCACCAACGCCGACCGCAAGGCGGCCGGACTCCCCAAGTACCGCAGCGCCAAGGACCGCTACCTCTGCGACTTCTGCCCCGTGATGAACCGGGTACGCGCCGACCTCTGCGCCAAAACCACTCCCAAGGAATAGTCATGCAGCAGCCCACACTCGGACGGATCGTCCACTACCGCTCCCACGGCACCCCCGACGGCCAGCACCCGCCCCACTGCCGCGCCGCCATCGTCACCGAAACCAGCCAGCACCAGGACACCGAAGGCCCCGTCCGCATCAGCCTCGCCGTCCTCAACCCCAACGGCCTCTACTTCAACAGCGGCTGCCCCCAGGACGAAGAAGCCCAGCTTGGCGGCACATGGCACTGGCCCAAGCACATCGAGGAGCACTGATGTCTACGGCCAAGAAGCCCAGCGCAGGCGAAACCGCAGCCAAGGGCGGCAAGTGGACCGGCGGCAAGACGAAGAAGGGCTACGGCAGCGTCCGCGACCCCAAGACCGGCAAGGTCACCTACGCCCACCGCCTCGCTGCCGAAAAGAAGCTCGGCCGTACGCTGCGCTCGGACGAAACCGTCGACCACATCAACGGCAACTACACCGACAACCGGCCCTCGAATCTCCGTGTGGTCTCCCGCGCCGAAAATACGCGCCTTCGTCACCAGCGTGACAAGAAGAAGTCGAATAACTGACTAGCGAAAAATTAACTGCAAGGCGCATCGAAGCGCCTTGCAGTTAATTCATTGAGTATTGCGCTAATCGCAGGGGTGTAAGGAAATGCCCCCTGCGATTAGCGCGGTGCGCCAGAGTTTCCCGTAAGGGATGCTGGCGTATCTGGGCCGTAACCCGAGCATCTAGAGCCGGGGCTGTTCCAGGGCCTCGACGAGCCACCAGGCCAGCGGCATGTCGTCGGTCGGCGTCCTGCCGTCGTGGGCGGCCAGGTAGCGGACGAGTTCCTCGAAGCGTTCCAGCTCTTCCGGCGGGACGGTGAGGGATGGCTGGTTGATGTTCACGCCTCCTGGCACTCCTTCCGAGCCGCATCGAGCTTCGGCAGGCGCAGGACGGGAATCTCGTGGATGCAAGGGTGACGGCGCTCGGCGCCGTTGGAGCCCTTCTCGTCGGCGTCGGCCTGGGCCTCCAGGGCCTCGTCGACCTCGTTGATGATCAGGTCGTCCAGCTCCAGGTACCAGGTCCCCACGGCCTCGGCGTCGGTGATGCCGTCGCTGCCTACCCACTCCCCGGCAAGCCATTCTCCCGCGCCGAGCAGCTCGCCGACGGGGGCGCCGGAGTCCCTGGCCTCGAAGTCGACAACGTCCTTGGTGCCCGGAAGGATCAGCTGCGAGAACACGTCGTAGGCTCGTCACACCAGAAAGCGCGAACAAAGGGGGACGGCAGTGGCTGTCATCGACCAGGGCATCAGCCGCATCGTGCAGTGGCTCGACATGCTCACCAGCACCGCCAAGGGCAACAGCGCCAAGCGCTACCCGAACTGGGCGCATCACCACATCGGCGAGGTCCTCATCAAGCACGGCCGGGTCTTCCGTCCAGACCGCGCCCTCCCCGTCGACAACACAGGACCCGCCAAGCGCTGCTTCCACAACTCCATGGAAGCCACCTGGGCCCACGACAACCTCACCTACGTCGAGGGATTCGCCAGCGCCTTCTTCCCCACCGAGCACGCCTGGTGCACAGATGCCAACGGCGCCCTGTACGAGGCCACCTGGGAAAAACCCGGCGACGCCTACCTCGGCATCCCCTTCAAATGGGACGTCGTCGCCCAGGTCAACGAAGCCAACGAATTCGTAAGCGGCGGCTTCGTACTCGGCTCGCGCCTCCTACTGAGCTGGCTGGAAAGCGGGTTCGACGAAAGCCTTACCGTAGACGTCGGAGAACCTCTCTCCAGGAACTAGCAGAGGCAGAACGAGCACTAACACTTAGTCTGGGGCCACTCATAGCGTCGCATCTATGAGTGGCCCCAACGTCTTTTACGATCGACTCGCCGAGTCCCTCACAGACATACCCGACCCCGTACACGGCGGAAGCGGCTACTTCTCCGAGCCTTCCGCAGAACTCGACCCCAACCTTTTCGACGGCACCCACCTCAAGCCGTCCATCCGCGACTGGATCCTCGGCACGCTGCGTGAGTTCTTCCTCGCCACCCCGGGATTCGACCAGTGGGCGGAGGTCTGGCTGGCCGGTTCCGGAATCACCTACCAGTGGGCAGCCGACCGAGGAAACGGCGATCTCGACGTACTGATCGGCGTCAACTACGCCCAGTTCACCTACCACAACGACGGCTACGCCGGACTCACAGCTGAAGAGACCGCCAGGTACGTCAACGAGAGCCTGCGCAACGGACTATGGCCCAAGACGGCCCACAGCCAAATCGGGAGTCGGACGTACGAGGTCACCTTTTACTGGAACCCGGCGCGAGGCGTGAAGGACATCACCTCGATCCACCCCTACGCGGCCTACTCCCTCACCCACGACGAGTGGACCGTCACCCCACCCCACCTGCCGAGCGACGTCCGCTCCCTATACCCCACGAGCTACTACGAGGCAGCTACCGAGGACGAACACCAGGCCAAGCAACTCCTGGACTCCTACCGCTTCCACGCCACCAGCCTCAGCACCCTCGCGAAAGGCTCCCCGGCCTGGATGAACCACGCCACCGAACTGCGCAATGTCATCGCCAAGGCGACCAGCCTCTTCGATGCCATCCACCTCGGCCGCCGCGCCGCCTTCAGCCCCCAGGGCAGCGGGTATAGCGATTTCAACAATTTCCGCTGGCAGGCCGCCAAGGAGAACGGCACCGTTCACACACTGCGCCAACTCAAGGAAATCGGCTCCACAGCACAGCAGTCCACCGAAACCGACCTCTATGGCCAGGCCATCGACGACGCCCAGACCGCCCTGATCAAGGCCGCCCTCTGGAGCCAGAAGTGAACATCGCCATCACCATCGACGGCGTCCTGCGCAACACCGACACCGACGGCGCCATCCCCCTCGGCAACGCCCTCTACCAGGCCCTCGCCACCGACCACGCGCTGTACCTCCTCGCCGACGACCGCAACCCGTCCACCACACACAAGTGGCTCACCTTCACCGGCCTCACAGCGCACATGCGACTCGTCGGCCCGCGACGAACATCCAACGCAGCAACGCCAGCCGACGTACGCCTGGAGTGCCTAGGACACCTCACCGGCACCGGCATAAAGCTGGACCTGGTCATCGAGCCCGACCCTGCTGTCAGCGTCGAGCTGCTCGCCCGCGGATACCCCGTAACAACGCTCACCCTGCCGCATTTCGCCAAGCCGGAATGGCGCCCCGACTACCAACAGGGCCTGCGCCCTTGGGCGGAACTCGTCGCGGAGACCGAAACCCAGGCCCAGGCATACGCCACCGATCCGCGTCGCAGCGCCGAGCCCCTCTAGGACATCCGATGGACCTCTACCAAGCGGGCACAGAATTTCCTGTGTACCGGCGACTCCTCATAGCCGAAGGCCACCTCAAGCACTCGCTCAGCTACTGGGCACTGCGCAAGCGCAACAAGTTCACCAAGCCCTTCGATATCAACGCCTACTACAACGACCCGGCCGTCCAAATCCTCATCGACTCCGGCACCTACAGCCTCAACCACAACCCCGCCAGCGCCCCGACAGCCGATGAACTCGCCGACATCGCCGACCACTACTACGACGAGTTCATCCAACCGAACCTCAGCCGCATCGACTTCTTCGTGGAATTCGACGCCGCCCGCCTCGACGCCGACCATCGCATGAAGCGCCTGCCCTGGTTGGAGGAACACAGGGCCAAGGCGGTATTCGTCTGGCACCCCGGCCAAGACCTGGACGAAATCTGCGAGAACTGGCCCAACGTCGCCATCCCCAAGGACGCCATCGACAACAACCTCGCACACCGCCTGGCCCGCATCGTCCGCTCAACGGGCGTACGCCTCTTCGGCCTAGGCATCACTAAGCCCGACCTCCTCCAGACCGCGCCCTTCCACGCCGTCACCAGCACGAGCTGGCTCTCACCCAGCCAATTCGGGGACACCATCTGGTTCTCCGGAGGAGAACTGCGCCGCTACCCCAAGAAGATGAAGGACCGTGCCCGCAAGCGGCACCGCCAGGAGTTCGTCGACGCTGGATACGACATCGACCTTATCGACCAGGACGACCCCACCGAAGTCCTACGCCTATCCATCTACGCCTGGTCCCGTTATATGGAAAAGCTCAACGCCAGCATCAGGGGAGTAACTCCCACGACTCCAAACACTACCGAACCGAACGTGGATTTTGCCTCCAACACAGTTGATACCCAGTCCCTCCAGGAGCGGCACCAGGGAGTAACTACCGTCGCCCCCTGGCACCGACCAGACAACCCCACAATCCGCACCAAGGAGCAGCTCGCCGACGCCGAGGCAACAGTCCTCGAACTTCAACTCGGCCGGGTGTACAAGAGAGCCCGTGCCGAAGAGTCCTACGGCGAAAACGAACTGGACCCTGTCCTCTCCGAGGAAATCGACAGGTGGAGCAAGCTCGCAGCCAGCAAACGTAAGGCCGACGAGGCATCGGTAAGCATCTCCATCAAGGCCACCCAGAAGGGCGCCGCTGAAACCGGACTCATCAGCCGCCTCTTCGGAGCCCAGGAAACACCACACCACGCCCTCCCCGCGACGCCTTCCGAAGCTGCTGAGCAGAACATCGTCGATGCCGACGTAATCGAGGACTGAAAGAATGACTACTAACTACTCGACCACCGGCCAGCACTGGAACGGCGGTCACGAGGCAGATGTGGAAGAGAAGACCTGTCCTCGATGCCGGGGACGCTGGCCAGAAATTGACGCCTGCGTCGAATGCGAGAGAAACGGCACCGTCCTGGTATGAGGAACAGTGGAGAGCCCAGCCCTTGACTCTGGGCTCTCCCACGGCTATCGGCGCTTCCGGTGCTTCCCTTCACCCTCCGATATGTCGGCGAGCCACACCGCCGCGAGCCCGGCCAGCGCCGCGCCGACGAAGGCGAATACCACCCATACGTGAGACATGCTTCCTCCTGTTTTCGGGTATGAAAAAAGGGGCCCCGGCCGGGGCCCCTTAGCTGTTTCTGCTGATTCTTTCGTTCTCGCTTGTCTCTTAGCTCAGCCGCCGCTCTTGAAGGACCTAACTGTTTTTCTGCCCATTCCATAGGCTCGCCTCAGCTCCCGAAACTCGGGGCCGAGGAGGTCGAATGGAAGACCAGGGTGTAGCAGAAGTAGTGTCTGTGCCTTCTGAATCCGAAAGGGTCTCACTCGGAGAAGAACAGTGCTGGGACAGCTTTTGGGCTGTGATCGCCCAAGCAGTCCTAGAACGACAGAGCCGGTGGGAGCAAGACCATCATGAGTCTCAACTCCCACCGCTCAGGGACGCGGCCTAGTCGACTTCGTCAGCAGGATGGCCTGGCGGCGGAGGGGCGAGCCGTTCGTGCTCCTCCGCCCAGAGAGGAACCACGCGGATTCGTGGCTTGCTTCTCGCCTTTTCGCGGTACACCCAGAAGTGCGAAATCACAGTGGACAGAGCCTGCCGCTTTCGCGAGTACGTCATGTGCTCCCATTCCTCGACCAGTCCAAGGAACCGAGCCTGTGCCGGACGCAAGGCGACGACCTTCGCGGAGAAAAGTTTCAGGCGCTCCCGCGCTGCTGAGATCTCGGACTCGATGCGTTGCTTCTCCTTAACGTAGTTGTCCTCGTCGATGATTCCCTTCGTGTAGCCGCGCACCAAGCGAGAGGACTCTTCGTCCAGCTCCTTGAGCTTCTTAGATACCTCTGCTTGTTCGTCGGCTGATCCCTTCAAGGCGAACTGGTCCTTCGCTGCGGCGATCTTCTCGTCGACAGATGCTTCGCCTTGGGATTGCTTGACCAACCAATCGAGCAGTTCCTTCTCGGCACGCGCGACGCCGATTGAACCGCTGCCTGTGCAATCCTTGTAGAGGGCGCCATGGGTGCAGCGGAAGTAGACGGTGTGAGGATTGCGATCTCCGTTGGGTAGCGGCGGGTATTGCTCCATCCTTTCCTTGCCTCGCGAGAAGGCGCCCTCATTCCTCCCGCAGATTGCGGTCTTCCACTGGCCACGCGTTCGGGTGATCTCGAAGAGTCGTAGTCCTGTGCAGCGAGCGAGACCGGAGATGCTGTACTTCGGGTCGTGGTGCGATTTGGGGAGCTGAGGCGAACCGAAACGCTTGGACAGATACGTCAGCCAGAGCAGCTCCCGCTCGTTGGGATCCTCGATGACAGCCTCGTGCGCTCCGGTTACCCAGACGTCGAAGTACTCCGGACGAGAGCTTCGGTAGTAGTTCTTCCTACCTTCTCGGACGACCTTTTTGTCCTGGAGGATCTTTTCCTTCGATCGCCAGCGCACCCAACCGAGACTGAAGCCGCTGTCCAGCCATTTGTACATCTGCGTCGGCGTGATCCGTTCTCCGCTCTCGGTTCGGAACCCGCGTTCCCACAGGTCGTCACAGATGCGCTTCATCGGCTCGTTCTGGAACGTGAAGCGCCGCCACACTCCGGCCAATGCATCCTGCGTGTCCGGGTCCAGCTTCTGAATGCCGTCGCGACAGTTGTCGCACTTGTTACGGCGTTCGCCTGGTTCGTGTGGTGGGCATGTGAAACAGATCTTGTAGCCGAACGTCTTGAAGCCGCTGTGGGGCAGTCCTTTCTTCCGCCGGTACTTGTGTGCGGACTGCCAGTTCTCCCCGATCTGATCGGACTGGAACTGTGCCCATCCGAGCATCTGGGTGATCTGGAGGCGTCCGACGCTCGTCTTGCCGTCGAAATCTTCCGTCGCTGCGCGGACATCCCCGCCTGCGTCGTAGATGCGCTGAATGTTCAGCAGGGATTGGAGCGTGTTGCGGCCGAAGCGGCTCCACTTCCAAAGCAAGACGACCTGGATGATGGCAGCCTCGACGTCCTCGACGAGTTTGTTGATCTGCCGCTCTTCGAACTCTCGCCCGGAGAGGCCGAGGTCCTGAATCGGCTCTGCTACCTGCTCGATGTTCTCGCGTTCAGCGAGGTGATTGATCTCGTCACGCTGGATCTCCGGGCTGATCATGTCCCGGCGCTTCTTCGAGACGCGAATGTACCCGCGTCCCTTTCGGCGCGGCTTTTCCTGCACGTCGACCATTCAGGGCCCCTCGTGTGTGTCGGATGATCCTTTTTCACACACGTGTTGGCTAGGTAGTTAACTTGTGCCACCGACAAACATCGGCGCCATCTTCCGCAGCGCCGCGGCCCTGGGGATGGACGCGGTCCTGCTCTCCCCGGATTGCGCCGACCCCCTCTACCGTCGCTCCGTCAAGGTCTCCATGGGCGCGGTGTTCTCCGTCCCGTACGCCCGGCTGGAGAACTGGCCGCGCGACCTCTCCACGGTCCGCGAGGCCGGCTTCCGGCTCCTCGCCCTGACCCCGGCCGACGGCGCCACCGACCTCGATGCCGCCGCCCCGCACACCCTCGACCGCGTCGCCCTGATGCTCGGCGCCGAAGGCGGCGGCCTCTCCACCGGCGCCCTCCGCGCCGCCGACGAGTGGGTCCGCATCCCCATGGCCCACGGCATCGACTCCCTCAACGTCGGCGCCGCCGCGGCCGTGGCCTTCTACGCGGTCACCACCACACGGCCGTCCTGACGCCGCCGGCGCACCTGTCCCGGCATGACGGGCCCTCGCCGACCGACGTTCCGCGCCATCGATCCACTTGAACGAGTCGTTTAAATTAAGTCGTTGACAACGGGCCGGGAACTCCCGCATCCTCTCCTCATGTCGTCAACTCCCGAACAGCCCACCGACCCGTTCACGCCCCCGCAGCCGGAAGAGGCGCGCGCGCAGCGCGTCTACGCGTCCCTCTTCCGCATCGCCGAGCGGCACGCGGCCACCGACCAGCAGCGCCACCGGCAGGTGAACCCCTCGCTCCTCGGCCCGCACGAAGCCGTCCGCCTCGTATCGCTCCTGCTCAGCGGGACCGCGCAGCTCGACGACGGTGAGCCGGAGGTGGACCACGCCGACATCACCGCCGCGCTCAGCCTCGTCCCGCTGGTGCGCGGTGAGTTGGACGAACTGGAGACCGGGCTCCTCCAAATGGCCCGCGGCCGCGGCATGACCTGGCAGGAGATCGCCTTCGGCCTCGGCCTCGGCACCCCCCAAGCGGCCCGGCAGCGCTACGAACGCCTGGCCAGCCGCGCCACCCCCGACGCGTAA